AATTGTGAGTTTGTGTTGCCCCAAGCCTTCGGCTTGAAGCGGCTTCGGAGGGCCTTTAAGTACTTCATAAACTTTAAAACCCTCACTACCGTGAGGGGTTTTAAAGTTTTGAAGTACTAAGCGATTTGCTGAGTTTAAAAATCCTAAGGGATTTTTCATAGGCGTGTGTGAAATCTAAAAAAATCTTTGATTTTTATAGATTTTTTAAAAATCTTTAAAAATCTCTAAAGATTTTTAAAGATTTCTGAGTCTGGCAACCAGAGTCTCTAAAGATCTTAGAGATCTTTAGAGACTCTGGCGGTGAATTCTAGAATACTTTAAAGTCTGTAAGACTTTAAAGTATTCTAGTCTTCCTAGCCCTTTAAGGGCTAGGCAGGTGACCACCCCCCATCCCCTATATATATACTCATTCACGCACAATTTAGAAGTTTCTGAATGTCAACCAGTTTGTCGCCCCACTCCAAAGGCTTTAAAGTGGGCCTATGACTATATGTACCCGGTGGGCTACATAATCTATTATACACCTGAAAACTAATTTTGTCAAGACTTCTGCCAACTAATACCATACAACAGTGTAATAACTACTTGACAGATCTCTATATCACCTATATAATATATAGTTATGAATAAAGAATTAACTACAAAACAACAATCGTTCTTGGATCACCTTGTATCTTGCAATGGTGATACAAAACGTGCCGCAGAATTAGCGGGGTATGCTGAAGGCTCATATACATCCGTGGTTAAAGCACTTAAAACAGAGATAATTGAACTAGCCGAGAATATATTAGCCCAGAATGCCCCCAAAGCCTCTCTGAAGCTCGTTGAGGTTATGGATAGTACTGACCCCATACCTCAAGCTAACGTCCGTCTACAGGCCGCTCAGACGCTCCTAGACCGTGTTGGCCTTGCTAAAACAGACAAACTAGATGTAAACTTGCAAAACTCTAATGGCCTCTTTATACTACCAGCAAAACAAGAAGTAGTTATAGAGGCTCAATATGAAGAGGCGTAGTAGTAGCACCATTCCATTTGGCTATAAGCTGATGGAAGATGGTGAACATCTAGAAGAAGTTGAGGTAGAACTTAAAGCCCTCAACAAAATCGTGCCGCTAGTAAAAAATAATGTTTTATCTTTACGTGAAGCGGCTACTTGGTTAGAGTATGATACAAACAGAACTATATCTCATACTGGTTTAAAAAAGATTGTAGACCGATATGAATGATTGGGAGAAAAACCCTGATGCGTATATGCGAGACGACAACGGGAATTTTATACTCAAAAAGGATGGAACACCTCGTAAGAAAACTGGCAGACCCAAAGGTTCGTCAGGTCGAGGCTACAACTACCACTCCAAAACCAAGGCACAGATTGATGCAAGGAAAGTTGTACGAAAGAAAGAAAAACGGTTAGCGCAGGCTCGCACCAAGCTTGAAAACTATAAACGGTCACTCGACACTTCTAAAAGTACTTTAAACAAATTAGAAGGAACTGAGGCAAAAGCCGAAGGGAAAATAACAACAACAACGACTGACGATTTGCCCAAGGCGTTGAGGACTGTCGCAGAAGAGAATGTCATCTTTAGGCCCAACGATGGCCCACAAACTGACTTTCTTGCCGCTTCTGAGACTGATGTTTTGTATGGTGGTGCGGCTGGTGGAGGCAAGAGCTATGCGATGTTGGTTGATCCACTACGCTTTGCTCATCGGGGAGCGCATAGAGCTTTAATCCTGCGGCGTTCTATGCCAGAGTTACGGGAGCTAATAGATAAGTCTCGTGAACTCTACCCGAAAGCCTTTCCCGGTTGTAAGTACAAAGAAGTAGAAAAGCTCTGGAACTTTCCGTCTGGAGCTAAAATAGAATTTGGATTCTTGGAGAGGGATGCAGATGTTTACCGATACCAAGGACAAGCGTATAGTTGGATTGGGTTTGATGAGATTACGCACCAAGCTACAGAGTTTTCTTGGAACTACTTGGCTTCACGACTGCGTACAACAGACCCAGAAATTATACCATATATGCGGTGTACCGCTAACCCCGGTGGTGTTGGAGCGCATTGGGTAAAGAAAAGATATATTACTCCTTCACCGCCTAATGAATCATTTAAGGGAGAAGACGGACTAACCCGTAAGTTTATACCGGCACGGCTAGACGATAATCCATACTTAGCCAGTGACGGAAGATATGAACAGATGCTGAAGGCGTTGCCACCTACGCAACGGCGACAGCTACTAGAAGGTGATTGGGAGGTTGCAGAAGGTGCGGCCTTCACAGAGTTTGACAGAAACATCCATATTATTGATCCTTTTGAAATCCCAATACATTGGGATCGTATAAAAGGAATCGACTATGGATATGCTTCAGAATCAGCTTGTGTCTGGGGTGCAATAGATAGAGATGACAACACACTAATAATATACAGAGAACTCTATCGAAAAGGACTATTAGCAACAGACCTAGCTCAACTGATTACTGAAATGGAATTAAATGATCCAATGAGCGTTCCGGGCGTATTAGACACAGCGTGTTGGAACCGTACAGGGCAAACAGGCCCTACAGTTGGTGAAACGCTTGTAAAGGCTGGACATAAGCTAAGACGAGCGGATAAAAACAGAGTTGCAGGCAAGATTCAAATCCACGAATACTTGAAGGTTCAGCAAAGCGGAAGGCCCAAATTACAAATATTTAATACTTGTCCTAACCTGATACGCGAACTGCAAAGTATTCCTCTGGATAAAAGCAACCCTGAAGATGTAGATACCCACGCACCAGACCATGCGTATGATGCGTTGAGGTATCTCATTATGTCTAGACCGCGCATAGATGATACCTTTAGTCGTATGCGCCAGCTACATCGTGAAACTATTTACCAACCTTCAGACGGAACATTTGGATACTAACATGAAGAAAAAAAGAGATATGTATAATATGGGTGGATTATCTGCTCACAAATCTGTAGGTAATTTAGATTTATCTATGTCTGTTTCAGGAACTGATGATTACCAAAGGGCTGGAGTAGGTGCTACGTACAAAGGCAAAGGTTTTAAAGTTCGTGGTGAAACTTCAACAGATAAATCTGGTAATAGATCTCATTCATTAAAAGCTACAAAAAGCATAAATGACAAGTTACAAATTGGCGTAGAAAAAAGTGGTAATTACGCAGGGGTATTCTTTGAAAAGAAACTCTAGAATTTGGCGACCCTTTAATACATACGGTATTTATTTATTAGGCACAACGATTGGTTTTACAGTAATATATGCAATCATTAGCCTAACACCAATGGGATAAACATGGCAGAAGACAACACTATAGTTGATAGCGCAAACAATCTTTACTTTGAACAAGTAAAAGGTGAAGATGGTTTGTCTATTAATGCAGATGCTCAAGTCAAATCAAACCTTGCTGGTCTTATTGAAGCACGGTTTGCAGACTCTAAGATGGCTAGAGACTCTGACGAAAACCGTTGGATTACGGCGTATCACAACTTCCGTGGAATCTATCCAAAGAACGTAAGATTCAGAGAATCTGAAAAGTCTCGTGTATTTATTAAAGTTACGAAGACTAAAGTACTTGCGGCTTTTGGACAGCTTGTTGACGTAATATTCGGTACAGGTAAATTTCCAATTGGTGTTTCTCATACACCACTACCCGAAGGTGTCAGCGAGTATATGCACCTTAGCTCTGAACCTACTCCGGGTATTGAAACAAATGTAACTCCAGAACCTCCTATGGAACAAGACCGCCCAGAAGGGGGCGTAGGTTATGCTGGTGATGGCCGTGTCCTTAAACCGGGAGCTACAATGTCTTCTGGTGAAGGAATTTTTGAAAATTTTGAAACTGCTGAAAATGTTTCTTTTGATGTAGGCCCTACACCAATCCCCAATATTCCAGAAATTTCTCCAGCTAAAGAAGCCGCAAGGAACATGGAGAAACTTATTCACGATCAGATTGATGAGTCAGGCGGTTCTACAGAACTACGCAATGCCATTTTTGAATCTACGCTTTTTGGTACAGGTATTGTAAAAGGCCCCTTCAACTTTAATAAAACATTACATAAGTGGGAAGATAATGAAGAAGGGCGAGTATACAGTCCTACATCTGTACGTGTACCGCGTATTGAGTTTGTAAGCGTATGGGATTTCTTTCCTGATCCTAATGCCACATCTATTGAAGAATGTGAGTATGTAGTACATCGTCACAAGCTTAATCGTTCTCAGCTTAGGGCATTGCGAAAGATGCCGTACTTTAACGAAGATGCTATTCGTGATTGTATGATGCTTGGCCCTAACTACACAGAAGAAGACTACGAGTACGAACTTAAAGACGATCAGCGTATGTCAGAGATGGGCGCTAGTCGTTTTGAAGTCCTTGAGTATTGGGGCTTAATGGACGCAGAGTATGCAAAAGATGTTGGCATCGAACTTCCAGAAGAGGTAGATATTCTTGATGAAGTACAAATCAATGCTTGGATTTGTAATGGTCTTGTACTCAGGGCTGTTATTAATCCCTTCACTCCACACCGCATTCCCTACAATGCGTTTCCATACGAAAGAAACCCTTATAGCTTTTTTGGCGTAGGCGTAGCAGAAAACATGAATGACAGCCAGCAGATTATGAATGGTCATGCAAGGCTGGCAATTGATAACCTAGCCCTTAGTGGCTCGTTAGTATTTGACGTAGATGAAACTATGCTTGTTGGTGGACAAAGTATGGAAATTTATCCGGGCAAAGTCTTTAGGCGTCAGTCGGGTATGCAAGGTCAAGCTATTCATGGCTTAAAGTTCCCGAACACATCTCAAGAAAATATGATGATGTTCGATAAGTTCCGACAGCTTGCAGACGAACAAACAGGCATTCCTAGCTATTCACATGGTCAGACAGGCGTACAAAGTATGACTCGTACAGCTTCTGGTATGTCCATGCTTTTAGGTGCCGCGTCACTCAACATTAAAACAGTCGTAAAGAATCTTGATGATTTCTTACTGAAGCCTTTGGGCAAAGCATACTTTCAGTGGAATATGCAGTTCTTTGATGGAGAGCTAAAGACTACTGGTGATCTAGAGATTAAGGCTATGGGTACAAATAGCCTCATGCAAAAAGAAGTAAGAAGTCAGCGGTTGACGATGTTTCTTCAGACGGCTCAAAACCCAGCTATTGCACCTTTTGTTAAAATGTCTAAGCTTATTAGCGAACTGGCGTATAGTTTGGATCTTGATCCTGACGAAATCCTTAACGATCCCGAAGAAGCGGCACTAGCCGCACAGATTATAGGAATGCAAAATAATGTTGGACAAGCAACTGGCGAACAGGCTGATCCCCTTAGTCAACAACCCGGAACTGTGGGAACCCCTGAAGGAACACCTCCAGAACCTACGGATGTTGGAGTTACAGGCACTGGCGGTGGAAACATCGGAACGGGATCTGTTCCGCAGGCAGGGGAAGGCGAGTTCTCTGGCTAACCTTCTTACATTAAAAGAACAAGTAATTCAAAGACGAAAGGATAATGACGATGGCTGAAGCATTTCCAGATTTAAATAAAGACGGCGAAGTAACACGCGCAGATGTATTAATGGGTCGTGGCGTTGATCTTGATAGAGATGACAAAGCTATGGGATCTTTAATGGTTCCAAGAGAAGGTTTTAATATTGGATCTATTGCTAGTAAAGCGGCAAAAGAAGTTTTTAAAAAATTTAGCTCTAAAAAAGCAAGTAAAGCGGCTGACGGGCCGGCAGATGGTGGTGTAGAAGAAGGTATCGGTATAGATAATAAAACAAATGAAAAATTGTTAAGTACTCGCAATAAAGATGCTTTGTTTTTTTCTAAAAAAGAATTAGACGCCTTAAAAAAAGAAGTGCCAGAACCAGATGCTTACGCTGAAATGATTGCTGAGTTTGCGGCAATACGTATGCAAGATGAAGAAATTATAAAAATGGCTTCTGCATTAGGATATAACAAAAAAGAAATTAAAGATATTTTAGAAGGTAGTCAGGCCCGTATAGAAAAACTGCGAGATGAATTTCATAATTTAACTGAAAAACGAATTAATGAAGCAGAATCTAGAGAATTTGTAAATGAAGGAGGTTCTATGATGGTTCCACCAGAAATGATGATGCCTGTTGAAGAGCCTCCAGTAGACACATACGATAACATCAGCCCAGAAGAAGAAATGCAACAGGCTAAAGATATGCTTCCAGACGATGAGATGGAAGAAGAGTACGTAGACTACGTAGCTGAAGAAGTATTAGAACCCGAAGAGCAAGAATATTTATTTAAGGTTCTAGACGAAGATCCAAGACTAGAAGGGATCTTAGATAAAGTTTTGCTTAATGCAACAGAATTTGCTGGTTCTGGGGAAGTTGAAGGCCCCGGTACTGGCATATCAGATTCGATACCCGCAAGGTTATCGGATGGTGAGTTTGTAATCACCAGAAAAGCGACTGACCAAATAGGCGCAGACAATCTCCAAAAAATGATGGACGATGCTGAACGTGCCTATGATGGCGGTCTTATGGGCATGGCAAACGGCGGTGAAGCTGGCACAAACCCTTTCGTAAATCCTGAAGAAATGTATGGAGTTCCAAAGGATGGAGAAGAGGATATTGAACGCCAAATGCTTTATTCAAGCCGTATGCCTAGCCTAATGAACCGATAAGGCTACCTAGAACTTTAGCCCCTTATCATTTTATAACCTTGAGGCCACCTTGTAGTATCAAGACCCTGTGTTAAAAGCGCAATAACACAGCCACCTTGAAGAGACAACAAGCCCCAGAAAGGAGAAGTGACATGAGTGAAGAAGAGCAAGCGAATCCGTACAACGCAAAGAAGTCTTGGCATACAGAAGACGCTAAAACTACTAGCAGTGCAGATTCATTATTTTTTGAAGGACAAGAGGCTACTTCCGAAGACGGAACCCCTCAACAAGAAAATCGTCCTCGTACCAATTATAAAAAGCGGTATGACGATCTAAAAAAACATTACGATCAAAAGATCTCTGAGTTTAAACAACGTGAACAAGAACTAGAGGCTATGGCACGAACTGCTCAACCGCAGTATCAACCGCCAAAGAGTGCTGAAGAACTTGAGCGTTTTAAATCAGAGTATCCTGATCTATATGATACTGTTGAATCAGTTGCTCATATGAGAAGCGAAGAGCAGATGAACGCTCTTCAACAAAAGCTATCGGCATTAGAAATGCGTGAGGCAGAAATGTCAAAGCGTGATGCTGAAATAGCTCTTAGAGAGCGACACCCTGACTTTGAAGATATCAGGGGTGATGACAAGTTTCACGAATGGGCTAAGACTCAGCCTGAAGAAATTCAGCGTTGGATCTACAAAAACCCAGATAATGTTGGATTGGCTAGTCGTGCAATAGATCTTTATAAAATGGAAAATAATATTGCTATTAAGAAATCTTCTCGTCCGTCACAACTTTCAAAGTCCAATGCGGCTGATATGGTATCAACAAAGACTACCGGCGTTGAACCACAGAACGCTAAGATTTGGACACAACGGGAAATTGCCGCCCTGTCTATTGATGAGTATGATCGTTACGAAGCAGAAATTGATCGTGCCATCGAAGAAGGACGGGTAGCAAGATAACACTTGTCTTTTTAGGAGATTTTTCACATGGCTTATAACCAATCAGATCAGTACTTTGAGCCGACTACAGATACAGATGCGAACTTTGCCAACTCTGTAGCGGGTCAGACCAATTCGTTCTTCCTTCCTGCTGTTTATTCCAAGAAGGTACTTAACTTCTTTCGGAAGTCTTCAGTAGCGGAAGCTATCACTAACACCGACTATGCTGGTGAAATTACTGCATTTGGTGATACAGTACGTATTATCAAAGAGCCGGTAATCACCGTTTATCAGTACGAGCGTGGTCAGGACGTAACCCAAACTAAGTTGACCGACCAAGAAGTCAGCCTCGTTGTCGATACGGCGAACGCATTCAAGTTCATCGTTGATGATATCGAAACTTCTATGTCTCATGTCAACTTTAAGGAAGTTGCATCTTCTTCAGCCGCTTACGCACTGCGTGATGCTTTTGATGAAGGCGTGATTGCTTCTATGTTTGCTGGCGTCCCTGCATCATCTCCGAACCATATCCTTGGTTCTGATAGTGCTACTGACTTGGCGGCTGGTACTTTCGACGGTACTGGTAACCTCGACATTGGCTACGCTTCTGGTGAGCATGATCCTATCGACGTTCTTTCACACATGGCGCGTCTGCTTGATGAGCAGAACATTCCAGAAGAAGGTCGTTGGTTCCTTGCTAACCCTGAGTTCTACGAGCAACTGGTACAAAGTAGCTCTAAGCTCTTGAGCGTTGATTTCAATGCAGGCCAAGGCTCCATCCGTAATGGTTTGGTAAGCTCTGGTAAGTTGCGTGGTTTTGATATGTACAAGACCAACAACATTGCGGCGACTAGCAACGCGGCTGGTAAGTGTATTGCTGGACACATTTCATCTACCTGTACTGCACAAACTATTGTGAATACAGAAGTGATTCGTGATCCTTCAAGTTTTGGTGATATTGTACGCGGCCTCCATGTATATGGTGCCAAAGTACTCCGTCCAGAAGCCCTCGTTTCGGCTTTCTACGGTATCGACTAAAAACAATAGGGGGATGAAACACTCCCCCTTTTATTTTCTGGAGATAAGTAATGCCACAGATTGGAAGTGAACAAAATCCTATTCGGATGAGTCCCACAAGAAAAGTAAAAATAAGTGGTCAATATCTTAAAAGCGAAAATCGCCAAAAGTATGAAGACAACTATGATCGTATTTTTGGTAAAAAGGAGAAGACCAATGATGAAAAATGATAAAAAGAAAATGTATAATTATGGCGGTATGGCAAACCGATCAGGCATGATGGGCGGCGGCTATCGCATGGAAAAGGCTCATGGCGGTAAAGTGTACGGCACTGTTCGTGATATGGAAAAGGCTTGTATGGGGCCTGACTATAACGAGTCTATGAGACAAAAATGAAAGTTCCCGCCCCTGAAGGCTATCACTGGATGAAGAGTGGTAAAAGTTACAAGCTAATGAAAGACCCCAAAGACGGCTTCAAGCGCCACAAAGGTGCCAGTAAGTCAGCCAACTTTGAAATACAAAAGGTTCATAAAAAATAATGGCGACTACATACCTACAGCTTACAAATGAATTATTAAGAGAAATGAATGAGGTTGTTCTAACTTCAAGTAATTTTTCTTCTGCTATTGGAATACAGGCACACGTAAAAGACTGTGTTAATCGTGCATACCTTGATATTGTTCTTGAAGAACCTCAATGGCCCTTTCTTGCTGTAGGTGAAAGTGGCTCTACAGATCCGCTATACGGTAATGTAACTGTAGAAACTGTCGCTAATCAGCGTTGGTACGAACTTAAAGCCGCTAGTTCATCTTTGGTAGATGACTATGGCTATGTAGATTGGGATGATTTTTACATGACTACAGTAGGTGTGTCAGGCGAAACAGCCCCTTACGTTAGTCAGAATCTAAAGTTTATAACCTTAGAAGAATGGAAAGACTATCATCGTGCTAAAGAAAATCAAGATGATGCTGGAGATGCTAATGGCGGTGAGCCTCGCAGAGTATTCCGTAGTAGTGACGGACGTAACTTTGGATTGAGTCCAATACCTGACAAAGTATATCGTATTCATTTCTTTGCGTTTAATCAAGCTACAGAGCTATCAGCCCATAGCGATGTAATTGTTTTTCCAGATGTATATAAAACAGTATTGCTTTCTAGAGCCAGATACTACGTACATCAATTTAAAGAAAACATTCAACCAGCCGCATTAGCCTTAGAAGAATATCGTAGAGGCTTACGACTTATGAAGAACGCTCTAATGTTCCCAGCACCTAAGTACATCAAAGATGACCGCATGAGGCTTGTCTAATGTCTCAGGCTTTTGGTTTTTCATGTAAAGGCGGTCTGAATACAAACCTAAACTCTATTGAGATTTTAGGCAACCCCGGTTTTGCAAAAGTACTAGAAAACTTTGAGGTAGACCCAGATGGAGGCTATAGACGAATAAATGGTTTTACAGCCTATGGTACTGCTCGCCCAAATGGTTCTAATGCTGTTTTGGGTATTCAGCCTTACGGTGATGGGGTTGTTGTGTGTTCTGGTACAGATATTTTTTTTAGTAATGATGGCGATTCGTGGCTACAAATAAATAGAAGTGCAGTTTCAAATAGTGGTGATAACTATACAGCTTTTACAGGCCGTTCTACTTTAACTCGTACTGACCAAGGCCAATGCCAATTTGCATTGATTGAAGGCGCGGCATATGATTATGGTCAGCTTGTAATTGCAGACGGTGCAAATAAATTATATATTTTTCGGATGGAAGGTACGGGACTTTTAAACACTCGTACATTTTTTGCAGAAGAAGTAGCTGTAGACGGCACAAACGCAGTTAAATATATTACAGTTCACGATCACCACCTTATTGCTTCTGGAGTAGGTAATAATTTAAATACTGTATATTATAGTGTTTACAATGATGCTACAGACTTTGGTGGTTCTGGTGCAGGCGCAGTAGCAATTTCAGACCAAATACAAGGCATTAAAGGCTTTCGTGAAAACTTAATTGTGTTTACTCAAAACAGTATTCACAAACTTATAAATATAAATGATCCTCAAAATGTTCGTATAGACCCCATTACAGAAAACGTAGGCTGTCTAGATGGATATAGTATTCAAGAATTTGGAGGTGATCTAGTATTCTTAGCCCCTGATGGTATTCGTACTGTTGCGGGTACAGCAAGAATTGGTGACGTAGAGTTAAGTTCTATTTCAAGACAGATCCAAGAGATCGTAACTGCTTTAACTACATCTACAAGCTCTTTTATTATTACAAGCGATGTACTAAGATCTAAGTCACAATATCGGTTATTTTATTCTACAATTGCTCAAGACCCTAGCGAAGCCAAGGGAATTATCGGCACCTTTACAGGCCAAGGTTTTGAATGGTCTGAAACAAAAGGTATTCAGGCTTTAGGTTTTGCATCAGGCTTTAATAACAATGGCGTAGAAGTTGCTTATCATGGCGATAAAGACGGGTATATTTATAATCACGATACAGGTGATTCTTTTTTAAATAATGGTAGTGAAGCTAATGTTTTTGCAACTTATCAGACTCCAGATATTGATTGTGGTGATATAGGCACACGAAAAACTTTAAAATATGTGCGTACTTCTTTTTCACCCGAAGGTAGCTTGCAACCAGTTTTAAGGTTGCGGTATGACTATCAAGATGTAGATATACCACAACCTTCAGATTATATACTTTCGGATGTACCCCTTCCTGCAATTTTTGGAAGCTCTCTTTTTGGCATAGCAACTTTTGGAGCTAGTTCTGATCCAATGGTTAGACAAACAGTAGAGGGCAGTGGACATACCGTAAGTTTTAGAATTAGGTCAGACGATACTAGAAGCCCGTATGCAATTAATGGTTTCTACATAGATTATATGCCATCAGGTAGGAGATAATAATGGCCCAAAGTTATACACGACAAAGTACATTTGCAGATGGCGATACAATTACTGCCGCGTTATTTAACGACGAGTACAACCAACTTCTAAACGCTTTTGCATATTCAAATACTTCTGATGCTTCTACAGGCCATAGGCATGATGGTACAGCAGGAGAAGGCGGTAATATCCACACGATTGGTGACTTAGATTTTAATAATAAAATTGTAGTCGATAGTACAAACAATCGTTGGGGCTTTTATGTAGAAGTCTCTAGTGCCGCAGTAGAACAGATTCGTATTCAAGATGGAGCGATGATTCCTGTTACAGATAGTGACGTAGATCTTGGAACGTCTTCATTGTACTGGAAAGATGCGTATATTGATTCAGTTACAACTACCGGAAATATTTCTATCGGCGGTAATCTTACAGTAACCGGCAACGCAACAATCTCAGGTAATCTTACGTTTGGTGATGCTGACACAGATAGCATTACGCTTACGGCAGATGTAGCTTCTAGTATAACTCCAGATACTGATGACACTTACGATCTTGGAAGTGCTTCAAAAGAGTGGCGAGATCTTTACATCGACGGCACTGCAAACATTGATAGTCTTGTTGCAGATACAGCAGACATTAATGCAGGCTCTATAGATAATACAACTATTGGCGCTACTACAGCCTCTACAGGTAACTTTTCTACGCTGTCTATTGGTGGTGTTGCAATTACGTCTACAGCCGCTGAACTAAATATTCTTGACGGGGTTACAGCTACTGCAACTGAAATAAATATCATAGACGGCGACACAGCCGCTACAGCTACAACCCTTGCTGATGCTGATCGTGTTGTTGTAAATGATGCAGGCACAATGAAGCAAGTAGCCCTTACAGACTTTGAAACTTATTTTGAAACTTCTTTAGATACTCTTTCTAATGTTACAACTGTTGGCGCTTTAGATTCTGGCTCTATTACTTCTGGTTTTGGAGCTATTGATACTGGCTCAAGTAATATTACAACAACAGGCACTGTTTCATTTGGAAATCTTACAGATGGTGCAATTACAATTACGGCTTTTGTCGATGAAGACAATATGGCTTCTGACAGCGCAACGCTTGTACCTACTCAGCAGTCTGTTAAAGCTTATGTAGATACTCAAATTGGTGGTTTGTCTTCTAGTCTTTCGGGCCTTTCAGACACTAATATTACGACACCCGCTGACGGTGCATTGTTGTTTTATGATACTGGTACGTCCACTTGGATTGACAATGTGGTATCGGGTGACATAACGATTGCTGACACAGGGGTAGCCGCTATTGGCTCTGGTGTTATTGTCAACGATGATATTAACGCTAGTGCCGCTATAAGCGTTTCTAAGACAGCTTTAGTAGATGGTACTGGTCTTACCCTTACTGGCGATACTTTGTCTGTAGACGCCTCTCAGACGCAGATAACAGCAGTAGGCACGATTGCTACAGGTACTTGGCAAGGTACAGCCATTGCAGATGCTTACGTTGCTAACGATCTGACTATTTCTGGTGGCACTGTAGATAACAGCGTTATCGGTGGAACTACAGCGGCGGCTGGTACGTTTACAGATTTGACAGCATCAGGCACGTTGACCCTTGGTGGAACGGCGGTCACTTCTACAGCGGCTGAACTAAACATCCTTGACGGTGTTACAGCAACCACAGCAGAGCTTAATATTCTTGACGGTGTTACTGCTACAACTACTGAATTGAACTATGTGGATGGGGTTACATCAAACATCCAGACACAGTTGGATTCCAAGGTAGGCGCTACTTACACAGGTGACGTAGACATCACAGGCGAATTGCTGGTTGATAGTTACAACGAGACTTTTAAAGCGCCTTCACCGTCGGTTACTACAAACCCGTTTGATTTTGATGCTATTAGTGCAACAGGAAATACAGTCAATGTGCAAACCAATGGCGCTGGCGATCAACCTGTTGGCAACGTGTATTGGAAGCCTGACGGGACGGTATTTTGGGTACATGACCATGATAATACTCCCGGCGACAGGATTTATCAGTACACCCTTAGCACAGCTTGGGATTTAAGCACGGCTTCTTATGATACCTATTTAAGCTCAACGACAGCGTTCGGAGTACAGAATGTTACTTTTGGCGTTACTAATGACGGAACAGTTCTCATAGGAACACCGAGAGGTTCTGGAGCATCCGCAAGTCAAAAAATTACTCTTACCACTGCTTGGGATATTGGCGGCGGCTACACAAGTAATGGATCAGGTGACGCCATTACCAACTTTGATTACGGATATACATTACAAATAAAAAATGATGGTACAAAACTGTGGGCCTTAAACGATGGTGGTGAAATACACCAGTGGTCTTTTGGTACAGCGTTTGACCATACTACTCTTTCTTATGATTCTAAGTCTTTTACTCCGGGTGGTACGCAAGACAGATCGTTTGACTTTAACAGTGACGGAACAAAAATATACGTTGCTAGTGCAAACGGACAAGCAGTAAATGAATACACCCTTTCTACCGCTTACGACATTAGCACCGCTAACTCTACGGCTACCAATACTTACGCTGTTGGTTTTAACGTAGCACTGATTGGCATAGATCCTGTCGGCTCTAAATTATATTTGGTTAGAGATGCGTTAGGTTTTACTGTTACAGAATATGATTTTGATTCTGCGGCTAACAGCTTAACTATTGATTGCGAATCAGGGAATGTGTTTAGCCACACGCTTTCCAATAACACCACCTTTACCTTTAGCAACCCGCCAGCTAGTGGGACGCCTGTTACCGCCGGTTACAATTTAAGTGTTGCGTCTTATGATTCCAAGAGTTTTAGTGTAGCTAGTCAGGACAGTACTCCTAGAGGGGGCCGTTTTAATAGTGACGGTACTAAAATGTATTTCGTAGGAGCTACAAGTAACGATCTTTTTCAATACAGCCTTAGCACTGCATATGACATTAGCACAGCAAGTTACGACAGTGTTAACTTTGATCTAAGTAGCCAAGATTCTGCGGTACTATATTTTGCTTTTAATTCTGACGGAACAAAATTGTATGCCGTTGGAAACACTAATGACAGTATTTTTCAATACAGCCTTAGTACGGCTTTTGACTTAAGCACTATTAGTTACGATTCAGTTAGTTTTAGTGTAGCTAGTCAAGATACAGCCGCCTTTGGTATAGAGTTTAATTCTGACGGAACAAAAATGTTCATTCTTGGAAATTCTAACGATGCTGTTTATCAATATAGTCTTAGCACTGGGTTTGATCTTAGTACAGCATCTTATGACTCGGTTAGTTTTAGCATAAGTCAGGATACAATACTACAGGGAATTTCGTTTAACTCTGACGGAACAAAAATGTTTATTGCCGGGGCTTTAAATGATGCTGTGTTTCAATATAACTTAACTACTGGTTATGATTTAAGCACGGCATCATATGCTTCTATTAGCTTTAGCGTATCTAGTCAAGATGGAGCGCCTACTGGCCTCTTTTTTAAACCTGACGGAACAAAAATGTACGTCACAGGAATTAATACCGATACTATTTACCAATACTCAACAGGAACATCAGCCCTCAACGACAGCACAGCCTACGCAATGTCACTCAAGGTTGTCCAAGACTCTGGAGCCTCTGGTTACACTGTAACGTGGCCTACGTCTGTTGATTGGCCTGCGGCTACAGCGCCTACGCTGACAGCTACAGCGTCTGCTGTGGATCAGTTCGTGTTCTACACCTATGACGGTGGAACAACTTGGTACGGGTTTACAGCGGGGCAAGCACTAGGATGAGCGTAGGTAGGTTTTTACAACAGGCGGCGGCTGGTAACGCTGGTGGAGGTGTTTACGTTGAGGATGTGTTTTCAACGTATTTGTATGTAGGCAATGGCTCTACTCAAACCATAACCAATGGAATCGACCTTGATGGTGAGGGTGGTTTAGTTTGGATAAAGGGCAGAGATGCCGCTCGTCCGCCCCTTGTTTATGATACGGAGCGAGGCGTCCAGATAGAAATGCAGGTGAATTCTGGCAGCGCAGAAGCCACAGATCCAGATACTGTGACCGCGTTTAATAGTGATGGATTTGATTTAGACGCTGACGGCAGCGTAAACGTCAATAATGAAAATTTTGTGTCATGGACATTCCGCAAACAACCCGGATTTTTTGATGTTGTAACTTACACTGGCGATGGAACAAACGACCAAGCAATATCCCATAATCTTGGCAGTGTGCCGGGGATGATCCTTGTAAAAAGAAGGGATGTGAGCGAGTCTTGGTATGTATATCACCGGAGCGTAGGAACCGGAAAGTTATTTAGGCTAACGTCAACTAATCCGCCATCTACGTCATCAGATAAATTTGACGTAGAACCTACATCGACACAGTTTTTCGTTGGATATGATAGCGGTTTAAACAACGACGGAAGTCCATTTGTTGCGTATTTATTTGCTCACGATGACCAACAATTTGGTGAAGATTCTGATGAAGCAATCATAAAATGCGATAAATATACGGGTAATGGAAGCAGTACCGGGCCGGATGTTAATGTTGGTTTTGAGCCGCAATGGCTTTTAATTAAAAAGATTGGTTCCGGCACAAACGGAAACTGGCTTTTTTATGATTCTATGCGGGGCATTGTGTCAGGTGGCACCGATCAGCATTTCGCAATGACAGCTAACCTAGAAGCTAACGATGACAGGCTAGAGCTAACCCCTACCGGATTTAAACTCACCACAACGTCGTATGAAGTTAACAGCAGTGGCGCAGATTACGTTTACTTAGCCATCCGCAGACCCCATAAGCCAGCATCAGAATTTGGCGCTGATGAATTGTTTGAAACGGTAGCAGGGTCAGGAAATCCAGCGCCAAACTTTATCTCTGGCTTTCCGGTGGATATGTATTTCAACAGAAAACCAGCGACCAGCCCTGATAATTGGGATTGGAGTTCTAGATTAACGCAAGGAAGAATACTTCAATCAAATTTAACTAACGCAGAATCAACAAATGCTGATTTTTCTTTTGATTATCAAAATGGAGTAATGAGCGGGGGATACACATCAACATTGCAATCATGGATGTTCCGCAGAGCGCCGGGGTTCTTTGATGTTGTGACTTACACGGGGGATGGGACTTCATCTCATGCAATTAGTCATAGTTTAGGTGTTACGCCTGAACTTATGATCGTTAAAAGAAGAAGCGCCTCTGCTGGATGGTACGTCTGGGAAAGTAGCTTTGCCGGTACAAGTGATTTTGTGTTTTTAAATTCTTCTAATGCAAAAACTAGCGCATCTACTATATTTCCTTCTGATCCAACCAGCAGTAATTTTACGGTAGGGTCTTCTGTTGGCATTAACAATAGTGGAGATGGGTTTATTGCTTTTCTATTCGCAACGGTTTCCGGCATATCAAAGGTTGGAAGCTATAGTGGCACAGGCTCAAATCTAACTATTGACTGCGGTTTTTCATCTGGCGCTAGATTTGTTCTGATTAAATCCACGACTTTTGCCGGTGGCTGGCATTTATGGGATTCAGTGAGAGGCATCACAACTGGCAATGACTACTATATAAAACTAAATGGTTCAGGCGCACAAACTACAGATGGTGTTGTGGATATTGAACCGGATAGTTCGGGATTTATCTTGAACGGCCCCAACGCCAATATTAACAGCAGTGGCGAAGAATATATCTTTTTAGCAATCGCATAGGAGAATCAACTATGTCGGAGTATCGCATCAGATCAACGGGGGAGGTCAAGACTCAAGGCCAAATCCGCAGTATGCACCCGAATGTTTCACTACCTAAAGTGTGGAACGCAAACGTCAACGAGGCACTTGGCATTGACCCTGTACTTGCGTCGCCTAAGCCTGCCCCGTCTGGAGACTACAAGGTTGTTGTACGCAACGGTGTAGAGCAGGACGCCAACGGCAACTGGGTACACGCTTGGACAGAAAACGATATGTTCCAAGAGTACACAGATGACGAAGATAACGTTGTAACCGTACAGGATCAGATAGACGCTAAGGTAGCCGCTGACAATGCCGCCCTAGAAGCCACAGAACGAGCTACACGGGACGATCTGTTGAAGTCTACTGACCACTACGGGTTGTCTGATGTGTCCATGACAGAGGCTATGACGGCCTACAGACAGGCTTTACGTGACGTACCACAGCAAGAAGGGTTTCCACAGACTATCACATGGCCTACGAAGCCAGAGTAATCTATGGACCCCGTATCTTTGGTAGCAATGGCGTCTACTACGTTCAAGGGCGTACAGATACTTGTATCTAAAGGCGCAGAAATTGAACACGTAGCTCAAAAGCTAGGACACTGGTACGGCTTAGTTTCTGATATAAAAGAAGCTGAAAAAGAAGCAGAGAACCCACCGTTATTTAAAAAGATGTTTGACGGTAACTCTGTAGAAGAACAAGCACTCAATGCCGTTATAGCCAAGAAGAAAATAGAAGAACAAGAAAAGCAAGTAAGGGAACTGATTACTTGGGCATACGGAGTTGAGACGTACAAAGAAATGATGCAGATGCGTAAGGACATAAAAGCCAAGCGTGAACGCATGATCTACAAACAAAGACGTAGACAAAGAAGAATGTTAGACGTATCAGCCATTGTTGTAGGACTAATGGTAGCTGGTGGAGTTATATGGACAACCGTTAGTTTTATACAGAGTTTTGGAGGGTGACAGTGGCTACAGAACAACGCTTAGAGCGCATAGAAGAAAAGCTAGATAAGCTTTCTAATACAATTGCTGATCTTGCTCGTATTGATGAAAGATTATTATCAGTCTTCAAAAGGCTTGATAGACATGAAAAAAGATTAGACGATCAAGAAGAAGACATTAAACAACTTAGTAACGATGTAATTTTAAACTCTAAATCTGTTAAAAATGCAGAAAGACTAATGTGGGTTGCTATCTCAGCAGGCGCATCATTCCTTGTGTATATAATGAGGTAAGTATGTTAGATATGTTGATTGGCCCTGTCACGGGCTTGCTAGATAAGTTTATTCCAGATGCAGACGAAAAAGCGAGGTTGGCCCATGAAATTTCTACAATGGCTACAAAACACGCCCATGAACTGGCTAAAGAACAAATATCAATTAATCGTGAAGAAGCTAAACACACTAGCATCTTTGTGTCTGGATGGCGTCCAGCGACAGGTTGGATTTGTGTTGCCGGTATGGGGTTTAATTTTATTGCTGTCCCTATTGGGAACTTTGCTTGTGCTTTGGCTGGTATAAATGTTATCATGCCTAATTTAGATATTGGTGAAATGATGCCAGTACTTTTAGGTATGCTGGGCTTAGGAGCTATGAGAACTGTAGAGAAAACTAAAAAGGTCGCTAGAGACTAAGAATGAGTTACTTTACAAAAGAAGAGTTGAGTTGTCAACATTGTGGTGCATATAAGTTTGATGAAGAATTTTTAAAGGTTTTAAATAACATTAGAGAAGAGTGTGGTTTTGCTTTTGTTATTAGCTCTGGTTACAGATGTGTTGACCATCCTATAGAGGCTTCTAAGAGTCGCGTAGGCGCACATACAACAGGGTGTGCAGTTGATATAGCTGTAAGAGGGGATAAAGCTTTAAAGGTTCTTGAAGTTGCCATGAAGCATGGCGTAAAAAGAATAGGTGTTAATCAAAAAGGAAAAGGACGATTTATACACTTAGATATGGCAGAAGAAGCTTTTCCATCTCCTGCAATCTGGTCGTACTGAGGAATATATAAATGGCTAAAAAAAGAGCAAAGAAAGTCGCTAGACATAAGAAGCCTCAAAGAGCTAAAGCCGCTACTGGTGGTGCTGGAGAAAGCGCACTAAAAGCTGGGTATGAGGTTGCTAAACAACAAGGCTTTGAAGGAACTTATAATGAATGGCTTCAAAGTCTTGGTGCTAATGCAGGCGGTAATTATACTTATATTCCGGGCGGCAATACCAAAGATCCAGATATTATTATTGATGATGGTGAATATATTGGCCCTCGACCCGGACAACCCGGATTTGACCCTGCTAAACAAACTTCAACTACGCGGGGTAAAGTTGGTTATGATCCAGCGGCAGGCTTTGTAACACAGCCCGAAGCACCTGTTATAGAAAAAAGAGAACCTATAAAGTACGAAACAATTCCCGGTCAGCCTGTGTCTGACGAGGCCACATGGAAAAAGAAAGAAAAAGAAAAAGACGAAGAAGGTCGTGATGGGGCTAGTCGTGGGGGTATTCGTAGAAAAACTTATCAGGCTGGTGGTGGGCCAGAAGCGGCATTTAATACACAAAAAGACACTGTTGAAAAAGCACTGGCAGGCGAACCTGTAAAGCCTACTGTAAAACGTGGTGAGGTTGCACAAGCTGACGGCACAACTACTGGTACAACTTCAGTTAAGGCAGGGGCTACACAAGAGGCACAAACAATAGAAGGCGCGGGCGTTACTTATACAGCTCCTACTGCTAAAGAAGCTGAAAGTGCTGGAGAAGCCGCACAAGCCACTATTCCTACTCCTATTCCAGCCGCAACATACCGTCCAGAACTTATTGACATGGCAGATGTTCCTCAAGTTCAAGCGGCTCAAGGAACCGTAAGTGATGAAGCGGTTGCTAAGTTTGAAGCTCAAGATCTTACTGAAAGGGCTGTAGCCGCCGAAAGAGATGTCGCGCAAGAACAGACCGCATTGACGGCAGAAGCCGCACAGTACGATATTTCTGACGGTGCCTATGTTGACAAAGTTACAGGTCAAGTTACAGATGTAGCACCTACAAAAGAAGCGGAAGTAGCTCAGAGAGAAGCTATTATTGGTACTGCCGCGCAAGATGCAGAAGCCGCTCAGATATTAAAAACTTTAAACTATGAGGCCGCTCAAGTACGTCAAGTAAAAGGCACAGCGGCTAAAGGCGCGGCGGCTGAAATGGTTGCTGAAGTTGGAGAACTTCCTCCAGAACTTAGTGCAACTATCGTCGAAGATCCTGCAACTGTTGAAGCGCAAATAGATGATGAGCCTGTAGAAGTACAGGCGGCTGTGGCGGCTTTGCCTACAGAGGCTCTTGTATCTTCACAAATGGAAACGCTTCTTGGTGGTATCGAAGACGGTGAAGTTCCTGTATGGGCTAGACCAGCAGTAGAGCAAGTAAATAGAATGCTGGCTCAAAGAGGCTTGTCAGCTTCTACCGTAGGCCGTGATGCACTTTTAAATTCTATTATTCAAAGTGCTATGCCTATTGCTCAGTCTAATGCACAAGCACTACAGCAAAGGGCCGCTCAGAACCTCTCAAACGAGCAACAGGCCAATGTACAGCAAGCTAACCTAGACGCACAGCGAAGGCTACAAAACACCGCTAATCGTCAAACAGCGGCTTCTCAGACGGCTCAGATGGCACAGCAAATGTCAGTGCTTCAGAGTCAGTTTGCACAGGACGCTATGATTACTTCTGCGGCTCAATCACAGCAAACGAGAATGGCGAACCTTCAAAATCGTCAACAGTCTGCAATTCAAAATGTACAGAATCAACAGGCCGCTAATGCTCAGAACTTGGGTAACGAACAGCAGACTGAACTAGCTAATCTTCAGTTTGAGTTTCAAACTAATGCGGCGAATATGTCTGCTGAGAATCAGTCTCGTCTTGTTGAGATGCAAACTGCCGCAGACTTTATGGCAAAGAACGCAGGCTTTAAGCAACAGATGGAGTTGGCAAACCTTAGCAACGAACAGCAAATGGAGCTTGCAAACCTGACTGCTTTGAATCAGGCAGGCTCAGAAAACTTGACGGCTGAACAACAAACAAGACTTGCTAATCTTGATTCTCGTATGAAGACTAATATGCTTCAGGCTGAGATTGCAAATCGTTTAAATGTTGCACAGCTTAATGTCGATCAGCAACGGGCTATTCAAAATGCTACGATGGTAGCCAACATGGATATGTCGCAGTTTAATGCTGACCAGCAAGTTATTTTGTCTAATAGTAAATTTATGCAGTCTATGACTATGCAAGACTTAAATAATAGGCAACAGACTGTTATTCAAAATGCTACGGCTATGGCGCAAATGGATATTACAAATGCTAATAACCAAACAAAAATTGCTGTTGAAAATGCTAAGTCGTTCTTGGCTATGGATATGGCAAACCTAAACAATCGTCAGCAGGCGGCAGTGATTGATGCACAGATGCAACAACAAACAATGCTATCAAATCAGTCAATGGCTAATGCGGCAAAGCAGTTTAATGCTCAAAGTGAGAATCAAGTCAATCAGTTTAATGCTAGTTTGGCGGCACAAATAGAACAAGCAAATGTACAGCAACAAAATGCTATGGCTCAGTTCAATACTAGTGAAGCCAATCGAATGACTACAACATCAATGCAGATTGAAGGTCAGTTAGAGTCTACACGCATGGGGGCAGACGCTAGTATTACTTCCGCTAACATTCGTGCAGAATCTGCGGCAAGTATTGCTAATGCTCAAATAGATGCGAATAGAGAACAGTTCAATGCCCAAAATGCTTTTGTTGCAGAACAAGCCGGTATTGAATATGAGCGCAAAACAAACATGCTGAATACTGCCGCTGAAAATGAAATGAACAAACTTAATGTTCAACAAGAGTTTCAGATAACTGCAATGGGTTATGAGTCTGAACTTCTTGCGGCTAGAGATTCGGCGGCATATTTAAGACAGTCTTATGAGAACGATAAAGCTTTAAACACACAGCTTTATATTGCGGCAATTGGAAATGAAACAGCCGCTAGTAAAGAATCAAGTACAACTGTAAAAGCATTAATGGATTTTGCTAGAGGTATTGCTACGGGCGGTGGAGGTTAAAACATATGGGATTTTTTAAGAAGATTTTTAAAGGCATAAAGAAAGTCTTTAAGAAGATCGGTAAGGCCGTAAAGAGCGCCTTTAAAAAAGTTGGTAAGTTTATGGGCAAGATTGGCATTGTAGGCCAATTAGGTCTGGCTCTTATTATGCCCTATGCACTACCAGCATTAGGAGGACTAGCCACCGGCATGATGGGTACACAGCTAGGTGGCGCTTTAGGTGCTGTTGTTAAAGGTGCTGGACACTTTTTAAATGCCGCAGTCAAAGTGGGTACTCGTGTTGGAACAGCTTTTAAGTCAGTAACTTCTGCTGTTACAAAAACAATTGGTAACATGGTAGGTGCTACAATCAACAGTATTCCGGGCGGCAAAGCTTTTGGTGGTTTTATGAAAGAGCTTACCGGCGGTATGATTGATATTACTGGTAAGAATTTTTCAACAGCTTGGGATGCTACTCAAAAGGCTTGGAGTCAGGCAGGCTCTGATTTAGGCCAGTTGTTTTCTAAGTCCACTTTTGATTCTAGTATGAACAAGTTTGGTATTCAAGCAAACTTACAAGAAAGCGTTGGTAAAACATTAAGCCCAGATGCAATTGAAATTGCAGGGCCAACACAAGACGGCTCTTTGTTACAAGCCGAAGCTTTAGGCCCACAGCAAATAACTTATGATCCGGTCACAGGTCAGCGGTCTTTTGTTTCACAAGGTCTAGATATAACAGATCCAAACAACTTTAGTCTTACTGAAAGAATGGGCTTAGGTACTCCCGATAAAATGTATAGTGCTACAGGTAATTTGCCTTTGGGACTAGATGAAGGCGTGTTTACAGTTGAAGGAGTACGCCCCACATTTCAAGCAACTCCTTTAGATTCTTCTTTACTTGCACCGACTGACGGAATTGAAAGAGCAACTACTAAAGCAATTGAAGGCTATCAGGCTCCAGCAGTGCTAGACACTTCTATGACGCCTGCTAAATCTTTAGAGGCTCAAGCAGGCGCAAGAGGTAAAGAGTTCTTAAAATCTCAAGGCGTAGAAATGAGTTTATCAGGCGTTGCACAGGTTGTAGATTCTTTAGAGGCTCAAAAACAACAGCAAGAGTTTAGGCAACAAGTACAAAACCCCATGCTACAGTATGTTGATTTTAGTGCTCTGCAAACGAGTCCTATTCAAAGCTCTCCCGGCCTTTCTACGGCAGGGCTAACACCAATGTCAGGGTGGGATTACTTTAATCAAATTCAAGATGATATTCTAAACTCAAACTATAATAATATTTATTCTCAGGGCTACTATGGTTCGCCTAGCTTACAGGCTGGTCTAGCAATGGCTTATCAGGAGTTGAATCAATGAACGAAGATATTTTAAACATTAACTTAGAGCGTAGGTTTCCTATACCGGGGATGAGCTTGACAATGGATCCTGATAATCCTATGCCCCACGATAGACCGCCAGAGTTTACAAATCTTCATAAGGCTTTGAATTATATTTTTGAAAACGCTATTGAAGAAGAAAACTATTCGCAGTTTATTAAGTTAATGGCTGACGGCTTCCCGCTAATGGAAATTGTTCAGACTGTTTTGTTTAGTGGATTCTATGAAGGCAAGTGGAACTTTGCTTTGATGCAGTTACTTATTGAGCCTACTACATATATTTTCTTGGCGCTTTGTGAAAGGGCTGATATTGATCCGACATTCTTTAGGGATGATTTGGATGATGAGTTAGACGAAGAAGAAACTATTGGAATGTCTTTTGCAGAAGAAAAGGGAAGACAGGTACAAGTAGATATGCAACAAAACAAAAAGGCTATGCCTTCTGTTGATAAACAAATGCAGGCCCAGATTGATGCAATACCTCAAGAGCAGATAGATAGTCTGCTTGCGAATACACAAACTGAAGAAGAAGAAGAAAGCCTCTTAGCGAATCAAGGTGGATAACAATGGCAGAATTTGATTTAACTCAAAACCCTTTAGAGAATGCGGAGTCCTTGCTTCAGCAGGCTAGGCAAACTAATAGGCGGCAAAGGCGCGACGATACTAAAAGTATGTTGTTTAATCTTGCTGGTCAAGTTGTTGGTGGCATCATGCAAGGTAGGCAACAAGAAAAGTATAATAACTTTATGAATAGGCAGGATGTGCTAACAGAACGATCTCTTGTACGTTCTTCTGTTGATAGAGCGCAAAGGATTGCAGAGCGCGCTAAAGCGGCGGCAAGTTATGAAGGCGGTAAAGAGGCTTACTTTCGGAATGAGCTTTTTCAAATGTACAAAGCAAAGCTAGACACAGAGCTTGGTAAAGATGGTAGTTATTATGACACAGCCAACGTAACTAAATTGGCTGACCAACGAGCTTCTGAAACTTTAGCAGAGTACATAAATAATTTTGATGCTCAACTCAGTGCCGCCCAGAATGTTCTTACGAGTACAGGCGGTGATCGCCTTGCGTATGGTAAAGCTTTAAGAGAAGCTTCTGGCGTTGATCTAGGTGTAATGGGTCGTGGTATGAGAAAACTTACATCTTACTTCTTAGATGAGAATGATCGTAACACAGACGGTGCAGTATATCGTAGCACAACATCTTCACAAATTTATAAAGCTTCAAAAGAGTTTCAAGAAACTTTTGATAAGTTTTATACTGCAACAGGAAATTCTTTAGTAGCTACAAATGTTGCTGAAATTGTAGAAGAAAACAAAGGCAAAATTTTAAAAGCTCAAATGACTTATGAACCTTCTACAATACAATATGTAGATGATTTTGGGAAGTCACGAACAGTATCTGTTGCAAAAGAATTACGTCCGGATGGTTCTTGGACAGGTTCTTATGTAGATATTTTTTCTAAGAAACCAATATCATCAGAAACTTTTAAGTCTTCTACTGGTGGTGGTCTTATGGATAAAGACGATGCCGCAAATGTTTTATCAATGACAAGGCAGGCGAATCGACAACTAGAAGATAAACTAGACGATCTTGTAAAATCTTATATGCCTGAAGATACTGATTTTGGCGACAATACAACAATAGAGAACGCCGCAATTGCTACTGCTGGTACGCACTTATCTCAAACAAACAAAAGGCTGGCGGCAGTTTTTGATGATACCGACATCTCCGATTCTCGTCGTATGTCTATTGCGGCAAGGGCACGGATCTTAGATATGGAAGCTCACGATGGTCGCCCAACTCTTTTAAATCCTTCGGCAGAAAATCCATTTTTAACTTATCATGCTACGATAGAAGAGTACGGTAATATTGATGATGTTCCACAGGGCATAAGAGACACAATAGAATCTAATATAAATGCTTATGTAAATGAAACGCTCCCTGCTCAAAGTTCAGGAAGGCTAGAAGAAGTAATGAAATATGTTGAAGAAAATCCAGATGTTTTTTCTAATTTAAATCAAGAAGACTACTCATTGCTTGATGTTTTAGATTTTCAATTAAGGGATAAGTTAAATATTAGTCAAGAATATCGTAGAGCAACACCAAAAGAAGCTTCTATTTTAGGTATGTTTAGGAATTAATTAAATGTCATTTAGAACTGTAGATGATTACTTTGCAGAGCGCATAGCTGAACAACAAAAAGTTACTGAAGCAAAGCCTTCTGCGGCTAAGTATAATTTTGATTTTACTACAAAAGAAAAAGCTCCTGTCTATAGTATGACAGACTTTCAAAAAGATCCTGAAACTGTAAAAGATTTTGAACTGGTTTTAAGTTATCTCAAAGACCAAGATGATTTTATGTCTACTGTTTCTTCAGGCATAGATCAAGCAACTGATCCTAATGATGACACAGACCCTGTTGAGTTCTTGCGGGATGATATCATGCGAATAGAAACTGCCGCAAATAAAGCAGTAGCCTTAAGAGATGCGCCAGAAGAAGTTAAAGCCGCATATCGTCGTATGAAAACAAAGTTTGATCGTGCAGAGGTGTCTGGGATTGGCGAACAGTTTGATCGTGTTTTAGATTATGGGTCTGACTTAATCTTTAACTATGGCAACGCGGCCTATCTAGGGCCAGCTATCCTTACTGGTGCGGCAAGTGCTGGACTAGGTGCAGGCGCTACGCTTGCAACAAGGGTTGGTGCAGGCAAAGCCGCTTCAAAACTTTTAGATCTTTCTATTCGCGCACAGAACGCAAACAAAGCTGTGAACTCTAGTCGCTTAATGCAACCTACTAAAACAAAGTCTACTGCTTTTGGTGCGGCCTACACAGGGTTACAAAATACGGCAGAGCAATTCTTAGATCTTAACATAGACGCACGAGATTCTTTTAGCCCTGCTGAAGTTGCGGCAATGACGGCCTTTGGTGGTGCAGGAGGATATTTAATTCATGGTGCTGGTGAAGCTTTTGGTAAGAGGATGCTCAAGAGAAGGGCTGAAGAACTTGCTGAACTACCACCACCACCCTTGGCGTTGCCTGATCTAAGACTGCCAAACCAACCGCCTTCAGAGCCTGCTAGGAGGTTTCAGGACGAGCTACAGGCGCTTGTAGATAACCCCGGAGAGAACTTTAGGCAGGCTGTCTCAGAGCTTTTACAGGCGCGTACAGACGCTCCTAGAAACTTTAGACTCGCACTTCAAGAGGCTATGGGAGAGCCTGACCCTGCTCAAAAGATCCAACAACTTTTGGGAGAGGCTACAGGCGCAAGACAAAAAGAACTGTTAGATCAGTTGGTAGAAACACTGACGTTTATAAACAGAAATCAAAATAAAACTTCAGAAGCCGCTGATAATTTTTCATCTACGATATCATCAGCCATAAATAATTTTGTAAATAAAACAACATCCGAAGTATCACAGCCCGGAAAAGAACTTGTTCCTACAGAAATGGGGTCTTTAAAAGATCTTGAAGAACTTATTAATAGAATAGGTGGCGGACAAAATACTTTTGAAGAGGCTGTGGATCTTACGTTAGCTAGAGCTAGACAAGACGCAGGCGATCCTAAAATGCAGGATGGTTTGTTGATGGACTTGAACAAGCTATTTACTAGATTTACTTCTTATGCAATGTTTGGAAAGTCTGCTGGATTTTTAACTCCCTATAATAAAATTTCTCCGACAGCAAAACTCCTGCAAGAAAAAACAAGCAATGAGTTTGCAATGGATTTAAGAGATCCTTTGGCTGAAAGAACAGCACAAAAAACTATTTCAGAAGACTTTGCAGAAGCCCAGCGCAATATTACAGGCGCATTTTATAAAGAGTTTTTAAAGGCTGTACTGCCTCTGACTGAGCGTAAATTTAATGTTACGTTAAACGATGAGATTAACGATGCGCTTTCTTTATCTTTGCGTGGGCGCTCATCTTCAGGACAAGATTATTCTGCGGCAGTCAATGCGTCAGCCGCACAAATCCGAAAAGCTTATCAGGCCGCTGGAGAGTTACTTAGTCGAGAAGGCTTTATCAGCACTCCCGTAAAAAACTATGTCCCACGCCAATGGAAAAGATCTGCAATTGAAGATAATCCCGATGAATTTAAAAGACTTTTGATTCGATCAGGTGAAGCTAAAAATCAAGCAGATGCTGATGCTATTGTTGAGGGTATGTTAGATAAAGAACTACAACTTACAAGCGGCTCACGAGATTATTTCTTTAGCAGTAATAGAACATTTGAAAAAATTACTGACGATGCAATGTTTGAAAAGTTTTTGAACACTGACGTTCAGCAAACATTCTTTAATTACATGACTCAGGCAGGCATGGCCCTTGCAAAGAAAAGAGTCTTTGGTGTAAAGAATCTAAATGATTTTGAAAAAAAATGGCTTGAGCCTATTGCTAGAGAAGCAAGGGCTGGCGGCGCTGGTTGGACAAGACGAGACTCAGAAAGAGTTAAAGATCTTTATCGCACTATAACTGGCGAGGGTACAGAAACAGCTAATAAAGCTTTTCAAGGCGTACAGCTTGTACAGCGCATGGCTCTTCTGCCCCTAGCAACTTTGTCTAGTTTGACTGAGGTGCTTTTGAATTTTGGTGTTGCGGGGGGCGCAACCATAGATGGCTTCAAAACTGCGCTAAAAATTTCAGGTGCAAAAAATAAACAGGACATTGATAATCTTTTGTCAGCACATGAAGTTGGTTTTAAGGCTATGACTGAAGATGCTCATAAAAAACTAACTAAAGAGCTTGGGCTGACGCCTGAAGAAGCTTGGCATGAAATGCAAGAGTTTGGTTTAGTCATGGAGCAATCATTAGAGTCTATGGCAGATCGCCTTGCGGGTGATATGGTTTCTAATGAAGGGATGCAAAAGGCCAGTAACGTATTTTTTAGGATGACTCTTCTAGATCAATGGACAAAGTTTGTTCAGAATGTTTCTTTTCAGACAGGCAAGAAATATTTAACAAACACCATAGATCAGGTAGCCGCTCACGGTAGTGCGCCCATGACTCGGCGTATGCAAACAAAACTAGACGATTTGGCTGAGTTTGGTATTGATGTAGAAGAAGCAAAGGCTTGGGTAAACCGTGGCAGAAAAGTAGATGATAAGTTTTATAAAAGTATTCTAAACGGTGCGGGTAGATATACTAACCAAATTATTTTACAGCCTTCAAGAATGTCTGGTCTAAAGCCCCGCGCACACAGCACACCTTTTGGTAGCTTGTTATTTCAGTTGATGGGCTATCCAACAGCTTTTACAAATAACATCCTAAAGCGTGGAGCAAAAAGATTGTTGAAAGACCCTGACATTGCCGCAGAAAAACTACTGCCCACTGCCTTGGCTATGACGGCTGTAGCAGGCGCAACTAACTATATGCGTACAAGAGGTGAAGGTTTTGAAGACAAGAGTGCGGCTCAGATAGGCTTTGAGTCACTGTCTCGTTGGGGCGGTAACGGCTTGTTCTTAGATCAAGCTTATCGGGCAGGAAAGAATGTTGAATATCTAGGGACGCCGGGACTTGTTGTTGGTCTGTTTGGGCCTACTGTTGGAGACACCGCTGTAATCTTTAGGCGTGGAAAATTAGCTTCAGTTTTAGGCACAAAGGTTCCGGGCTATGGCGCAGGCACTACAGTTTTTGGAGAAGACGCTATAAAAGATTACAAAAAAGAGCTTAGAGAAATTGATGAAAGCATTACAGAAGGTGTTGAAGATATAAATCCGTTTGCAAAACGTAAGGCTTTGTATAGTAAAGGTGGTGTTGTAGATGATGTACCAAATGTTCCAGAAGAGCCTGACGAGCGTATAGATAAAATGACAGGGCTACCCTACGACCAGCAAGCTGGAGAAGCTTTTATGGACGAAGAAGAGCTTTCTAGAAGCTTGTTATCAAGGAGAACATAATGAGTCTAGCATCTCTATTTGCAAAAACAATTGTCAAAGCTTCAGACAATGTGTTTGATGCTCAAAAAGTTAAGACTCAAATTGAAGCGCCAGTTGCTGGTATTAATGAGGCTGTTCCTTTTACAAGTAATGACCAAGTTGAATACGCTCAAAAAGTTGTACGTTCTTTAATAACTGGAGAGAGTCCTAAATTTTCTAATAAAGAAAAAACAATTGACCCTGACGGGGCTATCTACAACAGCTTAGATGAGATGATGGTAGGCCAGCTTCCTGAGTTACGTTATGCCAGATATTATAAAGTTGCAGACAAAGACGTAGAGCTAGAAGAAGCTGACCAAGCTGTTGTTGAATATTATAAGGACATAATCTCTGCCAAAAAAGAAGCTCGCCTGTTGTCAGAAACTGCTATTCAATCAGCCGCTGAAAATGTTGTAAAAAATATTAAAAAACTTCCAGAATATGAAAGGTTTGTTAGTTCTAGGCTACCTAAAAAAGTATCTGTTGAAGATGAGCCGATTACAAAAATAACAAATAGAGATGTAGCAGAGCAAGAGTTTTTACAGGACTCTATTGAAACAGACTACGTATATCGTGCGACAGATATTGGTGCAGATCGGGAGTATGACTTACGCTTTCCGTTCCCTGCTGAAATATCTACTCACGTTGGTGGCGACATGGGCCAAGCTAATTTCATGGCGATACAAAAGATCTTTGGTGATGATGCTAGAGATATGGTTCTTTCAGAGGCAAAGTTTGTTTCTGATGTAAATGCTGATGGTTTTCCTGTAAAGAAAAGAATTATTCCAGAAAAAAGTCTGAACAAATTCTTTGCGATGCGGCAGGCTTTTACTCGCATGGGTTGGAATCCTACTGAATTAGATCTAGACAAAAATACTTTTGATGATATCGCTAGGACGCTTCAGTTAAATGAAGTAGAAGAAATGGCAATGCTACGTTCTGCAACAAGCTTTAATAATGTTGTGATGAATAAGGGCCGCGTCAATATAAAAAATCCTTTAGACCTAAAAGATCAGGGCTGGACTCCTGATGAGTTTAACGCTGATCCACAACAATGGGTAAATGCAGTAGCAGAGCAGACAGGCTTTAGCGTAGAAGAAATTTTGGCTGACCCCGCATACATAGATTTAAGATCAGAGATAAAAGGATCTAGTGCTTTTGTTCAAGACTTGATTAATGGAAACACGATTAACTTTTTGACAGACAGCCTTGAAGGATTACGAAACGCACAGTTGAGTTTAAAAATAAAAGATTGGTTAGAGTCTTACGGCTTTGATTCAATCAGATATACAAATGCTTTTGAGCCGTCTGTGCCTGAAGGATCTGGTTATTCCTACGTGTTGTTTCAACCAGAACAGTTTAAATCTGCTACAGCAGTTAGGTTTGATCCAACTGATCCTAGATTTACTGCGGCTGAAGGCGGCTTCATTGGAATGGTGAAAAAGTTTTTTGATTCTAATCAAGAAGTCGAGCAACCCAAAACACGCACAGTTGCTAAAGGCGATACGCTTGCAAAAATTGCTAAAGAAACAGGCATAAGTGTTGCCGACCTTCAGAAATTTAATGACATAAAAGATCCAAACAAAATACAAGCGGGACAGTCACTACGCTTTGAGCCTAAAGGCGGCACACTTTCTTCGATAAGAAAAGAGGCTATTAGACAAACTAAAAAAACATTTGATGATTTTGAGCGAACTGTTTCTAACACTATACCTACAAACGCAAGAGCCTTTGGAAAATTTTTATTGGGTAATTTGCTAGGGCTGGAATCAAAAGGTGGGGACATAGATGTAGGTTCTCTTGGAAAAGAACAACAAGAAGTTTTAAAGCAGGCTATGGCAAATGCTGAGAAAAAGGGGCGAAAGTATGTTACATATGATGACTACCCCACAATGGCAGACGGTCAGGCCGTAAATGATTTTTATAATCAAAAAAGGCAAGATACTAATTTGGTCGATTTAGCCAAAGCTTCTTTTACCGATCCTGTTTTTGAAATGTTTACATCTTTAGGGGCTTTTAATTTTACAAAAGATTCTGGCGGGAATTATGAAGTTCTTCCAGATAGATACGATTTTAATAAGTCAAAAAGTACAGCGCAAGATAGAGCAAATCCTAAAGATGACTATTCTAAATTAACTTATTTAGGTCAAGACATTTCAGAAGACGAAAACGCCTACGGATTTAATTTCAAAGGTAGGATTAATGTAGCCAAGGGCGGTAAGATCGACAAGAAGAAGATGAAGTGCAACAAGCCTAAGCGCACACCTAGTCATCCTAAAAAGTCTCATGTTGTCAAAGCCTGCAAAGACGGTAAAGAAAAAATTATTCGCTTTGGTGAGCAAGGCGCTAAGACTGCGGGTAAGCCCAAGGCTGGTGAATCTGCGCGTATGAAAGCTAAGCGCAAGAGCTTCAAAGCCCGTCACAGAAAAAACATCAAGCGTGGAAATATGTCTGCGGCTTATTGGGCTGATAAGGTCAAGTGGTAACGCTCAGTAAGATTGTATGGCACGATGCCTCTGGAGGCTCAAACATGGGCTGGAGAGACATCAATGAACTCAAACAGATTACAGCCGCTATTGCAGTCTCTTGCGGCATGGTAATCCACGAGGACGATGACCTTATAATTATATGTCCTCATGTGTTGATTGAAGATGGTAAAGCCGTGCAGGGTGATGCAGAAATAGCCATCCCAAAGGCTTGGATAATTTCAAACGAAAAACTATTGGCGCTACCGCCGGGAGATTAGAATGGCAAGCAAAATAAGTATTAAAGATGTAAAGGCTCTTGCAAGTGTGTTACCTACCGTTTTGAATCCGGGGTTGGGCGCTATGGTAAAAGTAGCTACTCAAGCCGTAAAGAAAGGCGGTACACAGCCCACAACAACCACCACCAATACTAATAACAATAAAAAGAAAAAGGACGATGATCCTGTAGGTGTTAGCTATGATCCAGCACAGCTAGGCCCAAAAAACATGAGGGTTGGTCGTTTAAATAAGGGCGGGTTGGTATCTTATAAGTCTGTTACAGACATGGAGCGTTAACGATGAAAAGTATTTCTGATTTAGAAAAAAGACATCAAAAAAGTTTTGGTGGATTTATTAGAGAACTGGGAGAGAAAGCAATGGCAAAGGCCAGAGCAAAAGCAAAAGCTAGTCCTGAAATTCTGTTTCCTACAACATCTAATATTACGGAGTTAGATAGCGATCCTTATCGGTACACCTACAAAAAAGGCGGTAAAGTCTCTTACAAGTCTGTATCAGACATAGAGCGTTGACGATGAAAAGTATTTTTGATCTAGAACGCCAAATGTATAATGAAGGAAGTAAAGTTAATGAGGCAGGAAACTACACTAAGCCGGGGATGCGTAAGCGTCTGTTTAACAAAATTAAAGCGGGTAGCAAAGGCGGTAAGGCGGGGCAGTGGTCTGCACGTAAAGCCCAATTTCTTGCCAAGCAGTACAAAGACGCGGGAGGCGGCTACACATAAAGCCAAGTTCTACATAACTTTATTTTCTATTCTTGAGCCAAAGAAAAAGAAACAAAAGAATAAGAAAGGGTTGAAAAAAAACAAACAAAAAAATATTGGCGAGATTGTAACCCATGCCGGTTATATCGCCAAACCATGCAATAGCTAGAACACACCAATCAAAAAATTCATTAACAAAAGGCAACGTACTCATGGCGCTTAAAAAACCTCAACAAGATTTAAAGAATTGGACAAAAGAAGATTGGGGAACTAAGTCTGGTAAACCTTCTACACAAGGCCCAGATGCTACAGGAGAACGCTATCTGCCGTCAAGTGCTATTGCTTCTTTATCAGATTCAGAGTACGCCGCAACGTCTGCAAAGAAAAGAGAAGATACAAAAAAAGGCAAGCAACATTCTAAGCAACCTAAAAAGACTGCTAAGAAAACTGCTCGCCATAGGGCTAGCACGGGTGGGCTAATTGCGTCTGCAATGGACGTTAGCAAACCCTGCTAGTCAATGACCTCTATTTCAATACGTCTAGCTCTGGACATTACAGGTCGTAGCCTAGCGTCTGGATCTACGTACTTGTTCTCGTCGTGAATCAACGACACATTATATCTAACTCTATTGATTGCTTTGGCAGTGTCTGAGAACTCTGTTCCTCCTGCCAACACCCCATCATACCACACATCAAAGATCTCATCGCAGTACAATTTAGAATTAGAATGAAAGACTCCCTCGCGTCCATAAGACATGAGATCATCTTTGGTGTTACAAATATCATTCCAGCCATGCCCAAAGTCAGGGAAGATATATCCTCTGGCTTTATAGTCTTGGTTCTCTGGGCCATGTGCAAGACCTACTGAATGTCCAATCTCATGCAAGTCTGTGTATATACTACAACGGCTCATAGAGTATGGTGGCTTACCTTCGCTGAAGTATGTTTTAACTTTGGCAACGCCGCAAGTATCGGGATAAGATGTCCCGTAGCCAAGAATAACATCGACAGGTAAACCCACCGTCATGTTTCCAACCTCTCCCAACCTGTGCCAGTGTGCGAGATATACTTTTGTAAGTCTGTAATTTACGTGAACACCGGACAGCCAATAGACTTTGTTGTACTCTGCTACACGCTTTTCCCACTTAGTCCACTGAGGATGATCTTCATCCCACTCTTCAAGGATTTCTATAGGTACGTCTATTCCATAGTCTCTATGAGAGGCATATATCAATACACCTAGCTCCCACGTTACGATCCTATCGTCATCTTCCCCATAATAAATAAACTGTTGATTACTTCTTTGAGTATGTCCTTCGCAGTCAACCCTACTGTCAACTTCACATAGAGGTTCTTTTTCTATACGGAATTGTATTTCCTGTCTACCCAGCGTAAAGATTCCATCGCCTGTACGACCATCTCCAAAGATGTGGACAGTATCTCTACCGACTCTAACCGCCTCGCCTATAGTAGTTGAATGATGAACCATTCCCCAAGGCTCATTGCGGTCTAGCATATCTTTATAATCTACGTTGACTACAGCAGGATCAAACCTGTCTCCGGCCTCCTTTTCCATTGACAGGTTTAGATAGCGACGATAACCACACTTACTAGATCTACGATCTTTTGTTGAATAGCGGTTGCCGTCAGCGTCTTCGTAGATAAACCACTCTACCCCCAGATAATCTTTAGAACAACCGGATCTTATTAGGGTGTCAGTATTCGCTAATGGCGCAGACACCAGTATAATAAGCGCAAACAGAATGTACCTTAACATCAGAGTATTCTATTGATAGCGTCTATGTCTGCTTCTAATTTTGAGTGCATATCCCCGGTCTGTTCTTTAAAGGACTTTATTGCCGCACGAACCAGTATCTGAGTTTCTTCTTCACGGAATACTTTTGCAATATGTTCGTCAGGAAGTTCAGTAGCTTCGGTGACAAAAAGCCCTTCTGAATCTATCAGGATGCGGAAGCCTATTATTGTTGCATCCTTCTGAGACATTAGAGTTCGCAAGCACCGCCAACACAAGCTAGTGTTTGCGCTCCTTCAGTGAAGTCATCTGCTTCGTTGAGATCCCAATCAAAGGCTGTCGGAAAATCTTTTACCATTTCATTGTATTCCTCTTCCGTGATCTGCTCGTATGGGGCTTGAGCATATGTGTGTTCGTCATACGGTAAGAAACTAATACCAGAGATTGTATCAAAGTTATTGTATACCCAATTACCAATCTCAAGGAAGTCAGAGTCCCGATAGTATACAGTAATACTAGGCTTGTGTTCACACCAGTGTTCTTGGTATGTGGCCCAGAGTTCTAACTGCTCCATCCCTGTCTGCTCAGAAGCGAACACAGCGTCCTCTGGAGCCTTCTTGGGGAAGGCGAATACCTTAGTACTAGGTGAGAAGTTATCCATCTCACAAGGCACTCCAGCGTCTTCTAAGATCTTGCACAGAGGATCTCTTACATCAGCCCTAACCCGTCGAATATAATAAGGGGCGTAGCGTCCGTGAATACCTGATGCGGAATCTACTAGTTGTGACACCGTACCGCTAGGCTTAACACAGGTAATAGCCGCGCTCTGAGGAATGCCTAATCTTTCTGCCCACTCTTTATTTGTTTCTACAGCTACATCACGTAGATCCTGAAGCAGTAAATCAAGATCATCGTTCTCAAGAGTCAGTAAAGGATTGTCAAGAATCCCTGTAAGACTCACGCCCAGCAAAGATTCTTCTTCTGTATTAGTTTTCCAAATACCTCTCAGGTAGCGGAAGTCCGTGAGCGTGGCTTGGAGAGTACCCAAGATAGTCGCAATTCGTACTTTTCTCCGAAGAGTGTTAAGTGTATCTTTCGGTCTGACGACAACTTCTGAAAGGTTGCAGAATTGATTTGGTCTAAGGATGATTTCACTGCATGGGTTCGTTCCGAAATCTCGTTCACTATCTCGTCTACCGTTTCTTGAAGCTTGTTTTTTACTAGCCGCACGGCTGAATATTCCTCGTTCTCCGCTTTGTGATTCATGTAAGCTACTCCATTCTGCACTAAATAAATTAAAGGAAGGCTTGCTGGTATAGCAGGCACTGTTATTTGCAAGGCCACGCTGTGGTTCTGTGTTGTACCAAGCGCCGTGCTTTGCTTGTCGGATATCATCATCCGATAGATCAGATAGGCTGATTAACGCACTACGCCTAACCCCACCTACAACAACTATTTGAGCGATTTTACAGCAAAGATCGTGGCATTCAAGGGGCGTAAGCTTTCGTCCAGCCGCTCCCTTAAATAATCTAACTGTAAATTTGAAGAGTTCGACAAGAGGTTCTGGGCCACTTGCTCGACCTCCAAAAGTTTTAAGGCTGGCACCCGCAGGTCGAACTCTAGTTGTGTCCCATTCTGGAATTTGACCAGAATAAAGCAACGATACCAGTTCCCTAAACGATTTCGCCCATCCAATTTTTGAATCCGGAACGTGTATGACTGTATCTGTTGCATGGAAATCCTCTGCGATTTCTGGAAGTTTAGAAACATATTGCTCTTCGACACTGAAGCCAACGCCTGTACCGCACATAAGTACGTACATCATTTCATCAAAGGCGCGAGGACTATCAATAGCAATATAACTGCAATTGAATCCTGCTACATTGTCACGATCTAAAGCTTCACCAGCAGTCATCAATGCTCGCATGGACGGCATGACTTCTAAATCATGTATAGCTTTATGGATTTCTACTTGCTCATCTACATCAAGTTTAGATCCCCAATAATTTACATAGCGAGTTACTGTTTCTTGCCATGTCTCTCGACGTTCTTCATTTGGTAGGTAACGTGCGTACCGGCTTTTGTGTATGTATTGTTGATAGGCGTCCAATGATCTTACTCCTTTCTTCGGTTGTGTATTTCGACCAATTACTTATTTCGTTTAGGTTTCTACCGCACCCAATGCAAACTCCGTTTTCTATCTTACAAACTTTTGTGCATGGTGATTTCATTCCAACTCTTCAATGTCGTTCAGGTCATTAATGTTTAGCTTATATTTGTTGCGCTTTTTTATTGGTTTGTATTTTTCGTCAGGCCGCTCTTCGTACTTCTTTCTTTTATGGCGGCTAAACTTTTCTAAACGCTCGCGCTTGCGATCATTCATCATCCCCTATACTCCCCCTCTTTGAAACATCTATCCAATCTTCTGGGATACTATCTTCAGAAAACCATCTAAATCCTTTAGAGGAAGCCCACTCAGCGTGATTTCTCTTGGTGCCATCTTTTCTACGCTTGGCCTGTGGCATAGGTGCGTTGGGATCAGCAAACAAAAATACTAACTCAATATCTTTTGGTAAAGCTTTAGCTATCCAGACATACTTATTGTATTCGTTGTGATCCCAGAAGCGTCCCTTCGCCTCCAGATAGATCTTCTTACCCTCTACCTCGCGGATGAAGTCTGGGTGATAAGTATGTTCAACGATATAGCTTGCCTGCTCCGAATGTATCTTCCAATCATTTAGGATGCCTGAGTGTAGCTCATACTCCCAATTAGAATCATAGCCACGGACGGGCGCTTTATCAACAGGCCGCTTGGCGCGTGGCCTTCTGTATCCTTTTTTTATTTTTGGTTTCAATGTACTGTGGGTGCCCCTTCAAAATGTATTTTTAGTATAGTATAAAGTTCAAATAAAAGCTCATCATCTATAGTTTCTTCGTCGGCTAATTGCTTGGCACAGAAATATACAAGCGCCTCTAAAGTGAGGGGTGTCATTTTAAATCAGCCATACAATAACTGTCCAGCCCCTTTGATGGATTCTGCCTAAGCTTTCTTTTTAAATTTCTTTTGATCCAGCGTGGCGTGAACAAAGAATTTCTATGGACACCTTGCTTATAGAAATAAGCATTCTCTGGTACATACTGCTTATAATTTTTTCTAACAAGCTTGGAGGCTTCTTCTTCAGAGATAACAGTACTCAGCCACTCAATAAAGATGTCAATTGTTTTTTGATTTATCTTTTTAGAAAGGCGTCTGTTCATTATAAATTTCCTCCACCCTTGGTGCTACTTCAACATGGCTCAAATATACAGGGCCGGTTGCATACTTAAAAACTCTTAGCCCTGTACCGTTGTTTGCATCTTTGTAACAGTCAAACTTATAGGGGCAGTAGTTACAACTGCGGTGGATCTTCATGTTGCCTTTCTTCCCCTCTGGTACAGACTCATAACAGCGTGGAGGTGGAGTAGCCAGTTTTAGGGCTTTCTTCACATCCTGTATCTGAGTATTGATACTAGGCTTGTCAAGCTCCTCTGGGCGATATAAACACAACTCACCACTCTCTTTATTGATTACAAGAAAGCCGCCCTCAGAGGACTTCTCAGCCTCCTCGTAGCCTGCAAGCTGTGACATATATCCGAAAGGATCATCTTCTCGTAGCCGTCCCTCACGGAACTTATTGAACGCAAACTTAGATGCGGTTTTAATATCAACTACTTCACCATCAATCTTACAATCAATATGGCCTTTCACCCCTTTGACCGTAACTTCTTTTTGCTCATCAGTTACCCTGTGTCCAGAGACACGGACAAGCATTAAGAGAATCTCTTCTAGGATGTGACCATAAAGAAATTTAATTTGTAATGATGGGGAGGGTGCTGACGCTTCAAGCGGTAGGTTTTGTTCATACCAAAGCTGACGGGCAGGCCGACCAATATTAGACATACGCAGAGTAAACTCTGAGTTTCTTTCAGAGGGCCTAGCCCAAGCCCGAAGGGAATCTTTGATACGATCCGCAGTAAAGTCTAGATCTGCATCTGATAAATTAAATTCTTTTCCTTCAGACAACTTACTAAGCTGTCCATATATATCGTCAATTAATGTGTCAAGTTTCATTTTCTATGCCTTACGAATCGACACTTGCGTGTAAGTGAATTGTAATGGAGATACTGCACACCAAGAGCTTTTTGCAAGGGCGTCTTGGCAGATAACCTACCATCTTTATAGGACTTAACATCTATTAAAGTGATGTTACCTTCTGGGTCTAGCGCCACAATATCAACTGGCCCTGTACAACCACAGTTTTTGAACACATGATAGCCGTTGTCCCATAGCCATGTGATGGCGTAATGCTCTGCTAAGTCGCCTATGCGACTAGGATCGTTAGTGGGTGCCACTCCAGTTATCTCCTATCTTGTACTCACCGTCAAGATTACAGAAAAGCTCAAGCTCTTCTCCCGCTTTACGAATAGCATCTACACCTAATTGACCGACAGCATCAGCTTGTTTTTCTAATACTTCTATTTGCCATTCGTCATGGACGTTGCAGACAAAGTGTGCGTCCAGTGTATTGAGTTTAATTGCTTGGTTCAAGTTTATCATAGCCTGCTTCATAACGATAGCCCCGGCACTTTGAAGCAGTGTGTTCAGTGCGGCGTGTTCAGATCGAATATAAAGCTTGCGTCCATCTAGTCCTTTGATGAAACCTTTTGAAGCCGCTCGTCCAACTGCGTCTTTAAGATGTTTAAATGCAGGGAGATTATCGAAGAAACGCTTTCTAAGTTTCGCACCATCGCGTTTGTTTCCTCCAACCACACTGCCAAGTTTTTCATCTCCTGCTCCGTATAAGAGTGCATAGATAAATGTCTTTGCCTGATTTCTTGATTCAAGCCCTGCAAGTCTTTGGTTAGTTGAGTGTATGTCTCCGTGCAGTATTTCATTTTTGAAGTCCTCGTCCTTCATGTAGTGTGCCAGCATACGTAGCTCAAGACCACTAGCATCAATACCGACTAGCTTATAGCCTTCTGGTACAGTCCAGCAGGCTCGACACTCTTTACCATAAGGCGCAGAAACACTAGGGACTTGTGCCATGTTAGGACTATTGTGTGTCATGCGACCAGTAATAGTTCCGTTTGGATTGACAAAGCCGCGAACACGATCATCATCATGCGCTTCCTTGAGCCATGCAGTTACTTGAGCAATACGCTTTTGAAGTAAAAGATATTCTGCAATGAGTGTGGCTTCAGGTATATCGGTAATTTTACTGAGCGTAGACTCATCTACTATTGGCTGACCTGTGGGAGTAAACCTTTGCGGCTTCCATCCAAAGTCAATTAGATACTCACCAATCTGCTTACGTGAGCCAAGGTTGAAAGGTACTTCCTCAATACGCACAGCCTTGCGTTTGGTAGCAATCTCTTCAAACTCTTCTTGAGTCAGTCGGCTTTTCTTTTCTGAACCTTCAATAAGGCCCATCTTAGATAACGCACCTGTCTTTGTAAACTGAGGTAGCAAGACGGTCTTGAGTTGCTTGGGCCTGAAGGTTTTCTGTACCTCTCGCTCTACTTCCTTGAGGCGATCAGTTAGTTCAGCAACAAGTAAAGTTGCGGCCTTGATATCCAGAAGGAAGCCACGCTCTCTTTGGTCTGCAATAATTTTTAGTGTCTCGTGTTCAAGTACAACTGATTGGCGACTGAAGCCACGAGACTCTGATTTAAGATTGTTAAACATCTTGGCATTCAAGACCGCATCGTTACGACAATAGTTCAACATTTCTGGAGAGTATTCTCCAAACTCTGTGTGATCTATTTTCTGTAGGCCGATACGATATCCCCAAGACTCAAGGCTATGGCCGCCCTCTCGTGTGGGGTTGAACAGGCGAGACAATACAAGTGTATCTACAATTGCACAGTTCTCTGTCAGATCAATGTTGTGAATCTTTTTGATGGCGGGTAAATCATAACCAATAATGTTATGACCAATTAGTTTATCGGCAGACGATAGATGAGCCAAGCCCTGAACAATTTCTGTGGGGCCAAAGGTTTTGGTTTCGCCAGAGTCAGGATCAACTGCGGCAATACACCAGATCTTTGTAGGTTCTAAACTGTCTGCTTCAATGTCAAAGACAATGCTTTTCATAGCTCAATCTCATCTTGTTCTTCTACTTCCATAGCTATCTCACTGAGCCTACCACTATCTTTGTCATAAAACAAGTGGGTGGCTAGGCCGACATCGCCAGTGTATCTGGACTTAAGTACACGGACTCGTGTGGTGCTGGCTTCAACAGGATCTTCTGATTGCTGGTTGCGCTCTAAAGATATCACACAGTCTGATAACTGAGCAATACTTTGTGAGCCACGTAGATGATTGAGTCCTGTCTCAATACCATTCTCGTGCCCACGGTTACCATCAATCCTGCGGAGGTGTGATACAAGTATGAGTCCCACGCCTGTCTCTTCAACCAGCGTTCTAAAGTTGTGCATAATTGAATCAATGTTGCGGCGCTCGTCACCGTCCGTTGTCATTGATAGGAGCATATGTAAGTGGTCAAAAACTATCCACTTACACTCAAGGCCCATTGCCATAAAGCGCAGTTTAGAGAACACACTATCAACATCGTTCATCCCAAGATGAGCATGAACAAAGACACGGTTTTTATTCTCGCCGTCATAAAGAACATTAAAGAAATTATCTATTTCTTCTTCGCTGAACTCAGCCCGAACACTATCAATATGCAGTCGAGCATTAGCCTCAATAGATAAAATACCATCAACAGTCCTACGCCAATCCTCTTCAAGAGCAATGATGCCTACCTTGTCGTTGGTATTGGTAATGAGCCAGTGTTCAAGCTCACGAGTAACACTAGATTTACCCAAGCCTGTACCGCCCGTCAAAGTAATCAACTCGCCTTGTCGTAGTCCATCTAACTTTTCATTAAGGCCACTCCAAGGATACGCAATAGATTCTTTACGCTCACGCTTTTTGTAGTTGTCTCGCTCTTCACTGACGTTTAGAATTCCAGACGGCGTATAAATCTTTGAAGCCCACCACGCAGTGACGTAAGCTTTGTGGTGACCCAGCTTGAGCATCTCGTTAGGATCTTTGAACTCTGTCGGTAGATTAAGGATCTTAGCTTTTCCCGGCTTGATAATACGCGCAACCTTTTTTGCGGCATCTCTTCCGGGCTTGTCGTTGTCGAAAGAAATAACCACCGTATCAAACGATTCAAGGAATTCAAGATTTTCTTGGACATCCCGTGCCGCGCCCTGCGCTCCATTCTTAACAGATACAACCGGCCATTTACTCCCCAGAAGTTCGTATGCCGCCATAGCATCACACTCACCTTCAGTGATCGTAATGTATTTACCACCCGCCTGCGCCACTTGCTGACCAAAAAGGCCAGTTCCCTTGGGTGAGCCTGACCAAGTAAATGTTTTATCTGCATTGCGAACCTTCGTAGCAACTTCTTCGTTGTTAATGTATGCAGGGTAGTGATGCTGAATAATATTACCCTGCTCGTCTTTGACTGAACGAACACCGAATTTCTTTGCAGTTTCAAGAGAGATGGATCTGTCGGTGAGTGCGTGATATACGCTGTTGGTGAAGGGAGTATTGTCATTGGATCTTTTAAAGCTATTGAAGTCTGCCACGTTGCCTCCCATTGCAGATTCGTAGTCTTTGAAAAAGGTTCCACAACTAAAACATTTTGCAGAACCGTTTGAATTTACGGAGACAGGATCACTGCCTCCGCAACTTGGACAAGGTTTTTGATAGGCCACAAAGTCGCCCATACTTATTCCTCCGTTTCATTGTCCTTTACTAATGCTTCGTCAACAAGAAGCTCTTGCATCTTCTGATGCAGTGCTACTGCCGCCGCTTGGTTTATAGTCATATTTGTCTCAAGATCTTCAATTCTTTTTTGAACATCAGCGATCAGCATGAATGTTGCCTGACCTTCTGGAGAAATCTTTTCAACATCGTAGACTTTATCTTCGTGTGTGTATCTCCACATTAGAGTTCGTCTCCGTCTTCGCCATCAACGATATCAAACTCTGCACCATCAGGGCTGGCGTATTCTACCAACTCAAGAACTTGCATCGCCTGAAAGTCCAAGCCTTTGTACACAGTACCATTCCAAGTGGACTCCCACTCCTTGTACTGAACTTTAACCTTACTGCCGTTGCCGACACTAACATTCAAAGGTTGTTTGTTCTGATCCAACAGCTTTGGTGCTGGTCGGATCATACCGTTGGGGCCGTTTACTTTACGCTTGATAAGAAGTGCTGGGCCTTCTTCCATATCCTTAACAGTGAAGCCACGCGATCTAAAATCATTTGCGACTTCATCAGTTACCACAAGATTCACAGTATACACCGGAGTGTAGGTTGTGTTTGGGGTGGTGATGGACGCCCAATATGCAACACCTTCAACAAGAGCCATAATTAAATCTCCTAAGATTTATTAAACAAGAAAGTAATGTAGTGCGGGATGCACCTGTACACATAATCAGTGGACAATTGTTCATGCTCTTTGCGAGCCTGAATATTAATCCAACTAATCATATTCTTCATTGCTTGAGGTGACGGCAAGCCTGTACCCAAGCTCATAACAAACGCCTTACACAAGGCATCTTCAATATTAAATGTTTCTTCCTCCACAGTTCCCCCTAATCATAATTGCCAGTAAGCACGGTCATTTTTACTAAGTCCAACAACAAATTAAATTTTTCCATGTCTATATCTGAAACAACTTTTAAGTCTTCTCCAGTGTCAACAATCAAAATAAATGGATATCGAATCTCTTCATCGTTAGATTGATCTTTAAGTTTTGTAAGACCTTCTAAGACTTTATCATTAAGAGACTTTGATTTATCTTTGTTAAAGTTACCTTGTATAATCTTCAACGATTACCTCCAGATCCTTGAATCACTCCACGGTCAGCACGACTCTGAAGTTTAGCGAGATTATACGCCGCTACTTCAGACAAGTCAACCCCGTGATCTTTCAGGATCATGGCAAGATTCCACAATACATCCCCGGCTTCTGATATTACATCTTGACGTTCTACTTTACGGTCATCTCCCCGCAACATCGGCTTGATAAAAAGGTCGGATAACTCAGCCGCCTCCACCATCAAAGATGCGATGGGATAAAATTTATCTTTGTATAGTGCAGTTGATGATGCTTGCTCTTGATATTGATCGAAGTTCATATTAGACTCCACCGATTATTTGAGAAAGTAAGCCACCAAATAACATGACAGCCGCGATAGTATTGATTATAATGATTGCACGATCCCTCCATATAAACCCAACAACAGCCCATAGTGTAGTACCAGCGAAGCTCAAAAACATATCGTATATTTGTAGCTCCGGTAGCCCTGTACTACGAAAAGAAATAGCGGCTATTAGCCAGACACTAGCCACCCATTTCAGATACCAATCTAATGTTCCTTTTGGTGTGGCACTCTTTTGAATACGAGAACTGTATTCAATTTCTTCAGGCGTATACTGCCGCCCATCTATCTTGTTGGTAATATTCTTGTTCATCTGCAAAAAGCTCCTTACCTTTGCAAGTAAATAAATATGTTGGATCAACAGCAAAACAAACACGCCCTATATCAGAACGGTCTGAATCAAAAGCACACTTCTCAAACAGTGTGTATTTGTGACCATCCCACGGTTGCGCGTGGGTATGCATCGCACAGGCAGATTGTAGCATCCAACGCTCTGCCGTACATAAATCAATTAAGTGTTTCACAGACTCAATATACTCTGCCGCACGTTGTCCGTGCAACGGATCTTTACCTTCATTTTCTCTACAAGAATCATGGAGATACGCAAAGTACTTAAAGAGTTTTGGATTAAGTTTGAAGTAGTCAGCAAGCTCTAAGCCTGCCGCCATCACATTTGCATAGTGCTTGCGACCATGAATATCTGAGTAATAAAATTCGTTGTCTTGTTTAAGACGCCCAAGAAGTTTCCTCACTTTGTTTGATCCTCAATCAACCAACTTAAATAGACCTGTGCTTTCTTTAGATCTTCTATTCCATTTTTGTATTTAAATCTATGAAGGTACTTCATAACATTCCCTGCACAATAGTCTCCAAAGCCGGAGCCAAGCTGTTGTTTAATATAATCAATAGCTTCTATCCCGCCTTTATTATAGTGCTGGGGCTTAGTAACGGGGTGGTGGTTATCTTCAGGATGATAAAGTTTTCCGGTTATGGTTTTGGATCTGGATTTATTCCATTCTTCAGGGGTTGCATCATCAATGCTCATCGTTACCTCACAATTTTTACATCGGATTCGGTTTCAATAACAACACGCGCACCACAGGATAGTATCGGCTTGCCGTTGCCGCTATACCTTATCACACTACTGCCGAGTATTTCGACCTCGTGACAGTAAGTATTACTACGTCCTGCTTTAATTGTAATTACAGGCTCGTCCGTGCCATGCTTTTTGTTCGCACGAATTTTATGTTGATTAACATGAATATATTTTTTCAAAAGATCTCTCCATATTTAATGTACTTACCAATTAAAATACCAATAGAAAAGAATGTGGTAACAACTAACATACCTAAGTACTCAGGCGAGTTACGCAAAAGAAAAAAGAATTCTTTTATACGGCTTCTGTCCATCTCATGGGCCTCCCTTTCTCCATCCAATCGTGAAACTTAAAGTCATAATATTTTTTGTACGCTCTGACAGTATCAGTATCTTTGTACTCGTCAGGCATACATTGTGGTGGATCGACAAAGCCAGAGACGCCGATGTTCTTTGGTGCTTTAGATGTAAAGAACTTTAGCTTGTTCCAGCTTTTGTGACTGTGCTTGAAGCGATTCTCAAACTCCCTGCTGAGTGCTTCAAAGTGTTCGTACAACCATTCGTAATGTTCAATACTTTTTCTAGCCCATACAGTGCTGGGATGATTGACATGGGCGGCAAGATAAAACTTATCGTCGTATCTATCTAGCACCCAGCGTTTAGCTTTACGACCTGAAGAAGATTGTCCGATCACCATTGTACCATCGACAACACGATGAGCCGTGGACAAAATCTGTGCAGTCTCAAGTGGCATCTTGACAACGTGCTGGTCACACATATCTTTGGCGGCTTGGCGTGGACAGCTACTTAGATAAAAGATATTCATATTAGTCTCCAGCTACTAACAAAACTTTTGTTTCATATTCTACAAGCCTATGACACATCTCTGGATCAGTCTGCAACTCCTCATTTAAAACAAAGATTGCGTCAGGTAGATTGTTAAAAACTTTATCGTAAGCGGGATAAAACTCACCGTCAGAAAAACATTCTACTGCATATCTTTTTTCTTTCATGTTAGTCTCCATGATCTGTCCAGTGATAGTCAGCCTCTGCTATGAAATCACGAACAAGATCAAACATATAATCCATGTTGACCCAGCTAGTGATATCAACTCCGTGCGATTTAACTGAAACAATTTCAACTAAATTCTCCTCGTCACCATGATGTATAAACTCAATCAAAACATCCGTTGTCATCCAATCAGAATCAAGCTCTGCTTCCATGACTTGATTGCCATACATACTAGCCGTCCCCATGAAACATCTCCTGATATTCAATCATATATTCAATTATGTTTATGGCCTCTGTTTGTGCCTGCGCTTTGCCTTCAAAGTATCCGACAATATTTGCAGTCTCACCAAACATTTTCTTATACTTTCTAGCGCCGATTAGAGAGCCAGCCTTAGCACTTCTGATATGCTTTCTCCAGTGGTGCATTAGTTCTATAGAATTCATAACCATAATAATCTCCTAAGAATGTGTGTAACCATCCGACTCTATAACTAACCACATACCATTCCACCGCACACAGACGGCACCTTCCCCCATAAATACTTCTTGAACACCACGCCTAAACTTTAGGTAGCTTTCGTTTTCATTCCAGAACATCCACTTTCTTTTGAGTGATTCTTGCTGGGGTTTGGTTAATTGCATGGTCATCTCCTATCCAAAGAACTCATCAAGCCAAGTAATTTCATACCGTCTAGTTTTAATAAGCTTGTCACCAACACCAATATAAATTGGTAGTGATCGCTCCATTTCTTTTTTGCTTTTAGCTACTACATATTCCATACCATCGGTAGCTTTAAAAGCATTTAGTTTTTTAATGTGCGACCAGATAATCATACCGCCACTGCCGCGTTGGTTGCGGGATGCTATGTAATACATATTACTTCCTCCAAATAAAAAGCGCCCCGAAGGGCGCGTCAATTTAGTAATATCCCTCACGAACTTTGTTTAGGATATTAAAGATCTCTGATTCAGTGAAGTGTAGATTTCTTAACGATTCAGCCAGACCACTGTAATCAGGATTAGGCTTGATATAAATATAAAGCTGAACAAGAGATTCGATATCAACATAATCAGGCCGCGATACGGAAGACATCAGAGTTGCATACCTTCCGAACAACTTCTGAACGCTTCTGATTAACCGAAGCAATGTTGAGTTGAGACTTCTTGGTAGGTGCTGGAGCATGAGTAGACCAATCCGTTAGTGTATTGTAAACAGCCCATTGAGTCTTGCCCATTTTCTGAGAGTATTGATTCCAAGCCTTGGCAAGATACGTTAACGCACTATTCATTCTAGGGAGCTTGTCAAATACTGCTGACCAAGATACACCACTCTCGTGAACTGCGGCCTGAACCAGATCAAGACAGCCAGCGGCCTCTGCAAAAGTATACATGGCCTGCTTCTCAGTAACCGGAGTCTTGTACATAGTCTGCCACAACTCACGCTCTTTTTCAAACACTTCAAGAGACTTGACAATAGCGCGAGAGGCTTGCTTGATATCCAAGTTCTTGGTGTGTCGAGCCTTGAACAATCCAGCCTCGCCGGTAATAAATACTTGACCGTTAAAGCAAGCAGATTGATGAGCGCCTGCTGACATAATAAAAGCAAACGTACTGTTGAGGGAGGTCACGCCCAATAAAGTAAGCGTGGCATTGTCGCCGTCAGGAGTAAGATAGTTATGCTCTGGCAAACGATACTTTACAAATGTCGCCGCACCATTGTGACTGCACTCAATCTTTTCAATGATACCGTCAGTCTTTAAACCACTACGCATAATGATTGCACGTTGAGCGTCAATCAATTCACGAGGTGCAACGGGCTTGTAGTTTTTACCATGAACACCAAGCTCGTCCATAGTATCTGTGCGAACAACAGCAACTTTTGATGACTCGTACCACTGGTCGGTGTCATCATTGAAGTAAAGCATTGGACGGGTTGCAACAGGAAAATCAGCAACACCATAACCTTTACCAGCAAAAGGATCTGCTGGACGATGAGTACCAAAGATAGAAATTACTTCTGACATAATATGTCTCCAGTTAGTTAAAAGTTTACCGCATCTTGAAGATAGCTGTAATGTACTTGGGATACATGAAAGCCATCCTCAAATCTTTTAGACTTGGTAGCAAGAGTATTACACCAAGTATTCCATAACTTTTCTGTACCAATGTCGTGACATATAGAAATATAATTCATAACACGACGATTCTTTATAGCCTTTGACTTTAAAGACTTAGATAATTTTAAATCTTTCATCGGGATATTGTACATCCGAAGGTTGTGAATGTCAATACACCCAACAAGTCCCGCAGTTAGCTGACAAACAAATCCAGCCTTTGCCATACCTAAGCCATCAATCTGCAAAAATACATTCATCAATGATAGCGCCCTGTCATCATCAGATTTATTTGAGTTAAGCACTGCAAGATACTGAGAATAAATAAATTCTTTGCGGGACATGAGTGACCTATATGTTTTTACTTTGTTGCCCCAAATAAATCTAGAGTCGATGCCATTTAGTTTTACATCTTTTAGCTGGTCGCCAACCGCAAACCACGGCTGTTGTATACTCAATACAACCATCAACACAACATCGGCAAGGTTGTCGCTTGATAATCTAGAATAATCTTGCACGGCTTTGGCATGAACATTATACATTCGCTGTCTCCGTCACGGTGGGGGCTTCTTAAGTCTTTAAAACCCTTTACAGGGTAAAGGGGTTTTAAAGACGTAGAAGCCCCGCTAAACTAATTCTTTAACTTCGGGGGTCAGATCCCACGGGAGATCCCAATAATTATTTTCTTGTATTTCATATTTCAGAGCCTGAAACATTTTTAATTCTAGTTTATCTTGAACTGTCTCACCGAATTTATTTAAGTGAGAGATTCGTCGCTCAATCCATTCGCAATTCCAACTGCTGAGATATTGATAATCTTCATTGCCATAACGCAGACAAAACTCAGTCCGACTATCAAATCTATTAGGCACAACAAATACATCATAAGAATCAGTAGATCCAATGACACTACAAATATAATTTTCTTCTGGGTGACCACATTCATTATTCCAAAACATAATATCCTCCAAATAAAAAAGGGGGCCGAAGCCCCCGAAGTTCCCCCACGGATTAACGAAGTTTCAACAAGCACATATCACCTTTCTCGTTGATCCTGTAAAAACTATATCGTCCTCTGAGATAATTTACAGCCGCTTGCTGAGTCTTAGCTTGATCTGATTTTGGAACAACAAACCATTCCATTGCTTGCATCTTTTCAAACCGATCTCTCCAACCAGACTGCCGACCACGAAAATTTAGTGGCTGTGGAGCAGTACCATTGTTGATAACGTGATAAGTTACACCAAAAGCTGAGTTAGTTTCAGAATCTAGAAAACGCATAATATATCTCCAAGAAAAGTTTAGGGTGAATGGTTGACTTGTAAACTATATACACACCTTGTGGTGTCGAGTTTACCATTTTATGGCATAGCGCCAACCAAACTATGCCCACCCAAGACGGGTAAATTACTTACGGATAGTAATTAATTTCTTGAACTGAGCAGGAACTCGCTTGGTTTTGAAAAACTTTTGAGCCTCACCATGAGTCATTTGAATATTCTGCTCGTTATAAAACTTGTACAAAATAGCTTTGAACATACGAGTTGTCATGTATGTTTTTGTCTTGTCACCTTTGGTGTGCAACTGAGCAAAATGATATGCAACACCGTTAAACTGACGGTATGAAGCAGGCTTGTTGGGGTCGAGAGTAGAGTAATCGAACTGAGACATAAGCACCTCCAAGTGCAATGAAGTTTGGGTGAGTGAGAGCCGACTCGGCGACTCTCTAAGGGCTTCTACGTCTTTAAAACCCTCACTCCGTGAGGGGGTTTTAAAGACGTAGAAGCCC